ATGGCAAAAGAAATCAAATTTGCAGAAGACGCACGCGCAGCAATGCTTCGTGGGGTAGATAAATTAGCAGATACAGTAAAAGTAACCTTAGGCCCTAAAGGTCGTAACGTGGTTTTAGAAAAATCTTACGGTTCACCATTGATCACAAATGACGGTGTAACGATCGCTAAAGAAATCGAATTAGAAGATCATTTTGAAAACATGGGCGCAAAACTTGTTTCTGAAGTCGCTTCAAAAACAAACGATATCGCTGGTGACGGAACAACGACTGCTACGTTATTGACACAAGCAATCGTTCGTGAAGGATTGAAAAATGTCACCGCTGGTGCGAACCCATTAGGTATTCGTCGTGGGATCGAAATGGCAACAAAAGTGGCTGTAGAAGAGCTACACAACATTTCATCAATCGTTGATTCAAAAGAAGCAATCGCACAAGTTGGTGCTGTTTCTTCTGGTAGTGAAAAAGTTGGTCAATACATCGCTGATGCAATGGAAAAAGTCGGCAATGACGGTGTTATCACTATTGAAGAATCAAAAGGGATCGAAACAGAATTAGATGTTGTGGAAGGAATGCAATTTGATCGTGGTTACTTATCACAATACATGGTAACTGACAACGATAAAATGGAAGCAGCGTTAGAAAATCCATACATCTTGATCACTGACAAAAAAATCTCTAACATCCAAGATATCTTGCCATTGTTAGAACAAATCTTACAACAATCAAAACCATTATTGATCATCGCTGATGACGTTGATGGCGAAGCATTACCAACACTTGTATTGAACAAAATCCGTGGAACATTCAATGTTGTTGCAGTGAAAGCACCAGGATTTGGTGACCGTCGTAAAGCAATGCTAGAAGACATTGCGATCTTAACTGGTGGTACAGTGATCACTGAAGACTTAGGTCTTGAGCTGAAAGATGCAACCATCGATAACTTAGGTCAAGCAAGCAAAGTGGTTGTGGATAAAGACAACACAACAATCGTTGAAGGTGCTGGTGAAAAAGAAGCAATTGACGCACGCGTTCAATTGATCAAAAACCAAATCGCTGATACAACTTCTGACTTTGACCGTGAAAAACTACAAGAACGCTTAGCAAAACTTGCTGGTGGGGTTGCTGTGATCAAAGTTGGGGCACCAACTGAAACTGAATTGAAAGAATTGAAATTACGTATTGAAGATGCATTGAATGCAACACGTGCCGCTGTTGAAGAAGGCATGGTCTCAGGTGGGGGAACTGCCTTAGTGAATGTCATCAACAAAGTTGCAGAAATCGAAACAGATGGCGATGCAGCAACAGGTGTCAAAATCGTTTTACGTGCCTTAGAAGAACCAGTTCGTCAAATTGCTGAAAATGCAGGCTACGAAGGTTCAGTCATCATCGACAAATTGAAAAACGCTGACTTAGGCGTTGGTTTCAATGCAGCAACTGGCGAATGGGTAAACATGCTAGAAGCTGGGATCGTTGACCCAACAAAAGTGACGCGTTCTGCATTACAAAACGCAGCTTCTGTTGCCGCATTATTGTTAACAACTGAAGCAGTCGTTGCCGACAAACCAGAACCAGCAGCGCCAGCAGCTCCTGCAATGGACCCATCAATGGGTATGGGCGGCATGATGTAGTTATAATAAAAGAACCTCTATTTATAGGGGTTCTTTTATTTGTTTAATGTCGATTTTATACAAAAGGGGCAAAAAAGGGGCAAATTACAAATTGTTTAATCGATCGATAACCTGCTCTTTGGATTTTTTGGTCACGTGATTATAAATTGATAAAGTCGTGTTGGCATCGGAATGTCCGACTCTCTCCATTATGGTTTTTAAAGGAAGATTCAATTCAGCTAGTAAAGAAATATGACTATGTCTGAATATGTGTGAGGATAAGTTTTTATCCCATTTTAGTTCGTCTTGAACTCTATGCAGTACCATATTAAAGCTATGGAGAGACAACGGAGTACCTCTAGATGATTTAAATATATAATCCTCGTTACTTTGGGAGCCGAATACTAAAGAGTTGTGTTCTATGATTTCATTAACAATTTTTACTGCTCTATTAGGCAAAGAAACTATTCTTTTAGAATAGATATTTTTAGGTGAAGTTTTTATAGCATCTGCCATTTTTAAGAAAGAATAGTCCAATGTGCCGTTAATATCCAAAGTACTCCCGTCAAAGTCCTTTACTTGTAATGCCTGTAACTCTCCGTATCTTAGGCCTGTTAAATATAACAATTCTGCAATGTTAGCGTGCAATAATCTTTTAGTAGATTTTCTCATATATACAAGCAACTCTGTCATTTCGCTTTGATCAAGGTATTTTTCATCCATGTTCTTTTTTCTTTTTTCTTCTTCAGCTTTTTTTCTTTGAATTTTGACATTCAGCGCTAGATTTTGTTTAATATACTTTTTCTCAACTGCATAATTCAACATGATTGAAAGGGTCGTCTTGGTCTGTTTCGTATAATTCAAGGATAGTTCACCGAAAGTATACATTTTTTCTGTAATATTACGAATCATATTCTCGTCTATATTTCGAACAAGAACATCGTCAGATATAACTTTTTGAATATGTTTCATCATCTTTGGAACTTTGGTCCAGCTTGTTCTTTTTACATGTTGTTGATAATAAACAAACCACTCTTCGTAAAGCTCCTTGAAAGTGATGTCAGATTTATCATAATTACTCAAAGCTTCCTCTATTTTTTTGTCTAATATTTTCTGTGCATTCTTCCAGGCTCTGGAAGAATCACTTGTTAGAACAGTACTTGTCTTTTTCCATTTTTCGGTATAGGGATCTTTGTATCTTTCTATAAACTTATATCTTCCGTTGCCTAAAGATTCGCTCCACATTGTGTGTACCTCAATTCTTTGTTACAATAGGCATAGCTAAATAAGCCTATCGTTTATTTTGTTTTTCACGCCTGTCTTTGGTCGGAGGGGCGTGTTTTTTCTTTACTCGTAATAGCCTTGTTCGATAGCTTCTAATGTTTGAATTTCACCAGATGTTAATTCTCTATCTTGAATACTTTTTATTTCATTATATATATGTCTTGCATTTTCAGAAGTTCCTTCAGGCAATGTTGTTTGCTCAGCTTGACTACCATTAAATGAATCTTCATATTGACCGGAACCTACTACATAAGTTTCGTTTTCACTAGCTCTGACTGCTTCTTTCCAACCCTCGGCTGTCCAGCCTTCAGTCTTTGCTTTTTCCCACTCAGCTTCACCTTCTTGCCAGCTTGCTGGCATATCGGAAATGCCTTCGTCATAGGAACTATCTTCATTGGGATTATTTGTATTGGTTAAAGATTTTGTTTCTTCAGGCTTTTCTAATTCAGTCAAATCAATTTCATAAATACCTATTTCTTTATCTTCATACATAGCTATCATTTTAACTGGGAAATCCAAGTTATCCAGAGAGTAAGTCTCAATTATGTCCACGGTTTTATTGGGTAACAGTTCATCAGAACGAGAGTTTTCTTTATCAACTTGCTCATTATATGATTCGACATCATCTGTTGATCCAAATGCATCTAAGCTATAGTAGGTATTATCGAGATCAACCTCAGAAGTTTCATTCTCTTGTCTAAATAAAACGTAATCATTAATAATATCAATAGGTGTGATATTGTTATCTGAAGTATTCTTTAATGAATACGTTATATATAACCCATAGCCATCTTCAGACGGACTTTTAACTATTTCAGAATTTTTATAAATAAGTTCAAACTCTTCAGTAATGATTTTCCCATATTCGAAGTCAGCTTTCTGTTCTTCAGAAACTGAAGTCGTTTGAGAAGTTGTATCAGTTGGGGGAGTTGTACTTTCTTCATTATTAGAACATCCGGTCATTATTAAACCAACAAACAATAAGCACGGTACGACTTTTTTCATCTTCTTTCCTCATTTCTCTGATATAATATATTTGTACTATCTCAGAAATGAGTAACCCTTATCGAAGCTGGTCCTTTGATAGGGGTATTTTTATCTAGCATATTTAACATCGTAGCCCATCCCAATACTAAATTCTTCTATTAATTGACTATAATTATAAATGTCATCGTATTCGCTGGTGAAGTAGCTTATCATAAATCTATCTGCAGCATATTCCATTTTCGACTTTAAGACAAATGAGAGTTTATATAGCTCGTAATTATCTTGATCTTCACAAGCATGCCCTAATTCATGAAGTAAAGCCTTCTTCGTATCAAAATCATTTAACTTATTATTCAATACAATTATATTTACAATTGGTAGATATTTCCCATGATCTTCCAAAAATTCATCATAAACTATTGTTATGTTCAACTTTTCAACAATTTCCAAAATCTGAGCATCCAAACAAACACCCTCTTATATTTTTCCGTCCAAGTACGCTTTCGCAATCCTCTCTAAAACTTGACGGTCATTTTCCGAAACTTCTTTACCGTTATAACTCATAACAGATTTCAAAGCCTCTTCTATGGTCATTTCTTTTTGTTTTTCGGACATTCCCATGTGTGGGTTGTCTGTCCTTCCTAAAAGGTAATCTGTCGATACGTGAAAGTAGTTAGCAATAAGCTCTAAAGTCTCAGCTTTTGGACTACTCGTTCTCCACTGATAGATAGCATTTTTAGATAATCCATTATCTTCTGCAACTCGATTTAAACTTTTCCCCTGTTTTTTTGCAAGTTCTGAAACCCTTTCAAATAAACTCATTTTCAACCATCCTTCTTGCAAATGAGTTATTTTTCCCAAAGTATAATAAAAAACACTTTACAATTATAAAGTTATGGGATAATATTAGCTCATAAGCAAATTAAATACGCTAATAAATACAGAAAGACACTTATATTTATTAAAACAATCGAGGTCGGGAAACTTAGAATGTTTAATATATAGGTATTATTCCGTCTGTTTATTAACCATAAATCAATATTATAAAACTTTGGGATGGATGTCAACTATTTTAGCGTATTTTGTTCGCTTTATTAAAAAAGGGAGGTGTGGGTATGTCTAAAGATTTCATCGTTAAAGTTAGGGTTGAGTTAGCACGGTATGATAAAACACAAAATTGGCTTGCTGAGACAATTGGAATTTCGAAAACATATATGTCCGACATTATGAATGGTCGACGTAAACCGGATAAACAAATAAAACCAATCGAAACAGCTCTAGAACAACTTAAGAATTCACATTAGAAAGGAATGTAAATATGAAAAAACCAACTATTCCGGAATTAATCATAATGGCTACGGATAAGACTTCGATTTCTGAATGGGATAGGCGTGAGGATTTAATGATTCGTTTCAATGGGTTATCTCGTACTACTTTAAATACGTATCAAAAAGAGATGGAGAGTATTCCTGAATTCAAAGAAGGAGTTTTAAAACCAACTCATAGCGTAACTTGGATTCACCTTGGAACATTCCTTTGGTATTTGAAATGGAAAGAAGCTAACCGTTATAGATCAAAAAAGTTGAAACCTTCAGAGGTAGCATAAGGAGGAGGAAGCAAAATGAGCACACCGCAAATTTTCAATTTCGAAAAAAACGAAGTTCGAACATTTTTAGTGAATGATGAGCCGTATTTTGTTGGTAAAGACGTTGCAAGTGTTTTGGGTTATTCAAATACGCCAAAAGCAATTAGAGATCATGTAGATGAGGAAGATAAAACGCAGAACGAATCGTTCACCGTTAATAGAACAGCATTAATACTAATAAATGAATCGGGGCTATACAGCTTAATACTTAAATCCAAGCTACCAAATGCAAGAAAGTTCAAACGTTGGGTAACGAGTGAAGTCCTTCCAACAATCAGAAAAACAGGTAGCTACACAAACGTTCCTCAAAGTTTCGCTCAGGCATTGCGACTAGCAGCTGACCTAGAAGAAAAGAATCAACTGCTCGAACAACAAATAGCTGAATATGAGCCGAAAATCAGTTACCTAGATATGATCCTGTCATCGACTGATACAGTAGCAACGTCTCAAATCGCTGCTGATTATGGAATGTCGGCAATCGCACTTAACAAACTGCTTAATGAGTTAGGTGTTCAGTATAAAGTCAGTGGTCAATGGATACTGTACCGCAAACACATGAACCAAGGATACACAAAATCGCACACAAGCGAAATTCCAAAAGCTGATGGCGGCGTAAAAGTTGTGATGAATACAAAGTGGATGCAAAAAGGTCGGGTCTTCATTTACAACTTATTAACTGCAGAGGGTTACTATCCTCAAATGGATCTACTGGATTAAAAATAACCCCACACGAAAGGAGGGGCTAGGGTGAAAAAGAATATTATGGATCAACTTGCTTCCTATGAGATAAAGAGAAATCAGTTAATTGTTGAAAAAGAAAAAATATGTCAAGAAGTATTTTCAGCAATCGTTCCGGAATTAAGTGGATTAAAAATATCAGAAGCTAAAAAAGTTATATCTAGTGAACTTGATAAAAATATAAAAACAAAAGAAATAAAATTAAAGCTGTTGAATATGTTCAGAGAGTATCTAGACAATATTGAACTATGATTTTTTTCGAGATACCGGTGGATTTTTGAGCATTAGCTTAGTATTGATAATTTGAATGAATATTTGTAAGTAAGATTTTAAAGTCTCGATGTCATACCCTTCATGTTGGTCCCAATGAGCATAGTCGTTACCTAATATTCGGACCACATCTGCAGAAGTTTGTAGATCAATATCTGATTTAAAATATTGGCTTATAGCATTGTTTAATGTCTTTTTGGCAATTTCTTCGTAAGAATCAAGTTCGTTTGCTAAAGCAAAATCTTTCAAAAGTATTTCTAAAGATACTCGATAACCAACACCAGCAAGGTCTAAAGCATTATTAAACTCACTAAGTTCCGCATCGTGATAAATTTTTTCAAATCGAGGCGAAAAATCACAAACCAGTTTTGGTAGATTACTAGGCTGAGAGTTAGGATATAAAGCTACCATTTTACCGATTTTATCATTAACTAAATTGAAGCAAAAATGGTTTCTTGAGCAGTCAGTACAGTAGTGTTTGAAATATGCAAGATTGCTAGATATACCTAAATACTCTGTTGAGGGATTGTTCGAAACTCCGCATCTCGGACAAAACTTAGGAAGCTCGATAGTAATATTTTGCAAGTAATTACTGCTATTAGAATGAAATTTCTTCGTTTTTATTTCCATTAATACACCACCAGTTTTTAACAATTATACCAAAGGAGAAACCGCATGAAAATCACTATCTCAATAGAAACAAACGGATCGACGATGCAGCATACCGTCTCAACAAAAAAAGAAGCCGTCGCTTTGATCAATCGATACTTTAAGGAGGAGTCAGTATGAAGAAAATTTACTGGATCAGACGCACAACATTTATTCTTGTCATCTTCGCATTGGGAGCATTGCTTTCTTCAAAACCACCAACGTGGCTAGTCATCGGATTCCCATGTGTCGCAATGTTACTGCTAATGATCTATGACGACGCAGTATTTGAATTACGATCAAGGACGGTGAAGAAATGACTAGAGCGGAAGTGCTTGATCTATACTATCGCACACTTGACTGGAAAGAAATTTACTATGAAGCGCAAGCGAAAATGGACGCAAAAAAAGACTCCAGCCGGCAAGCATAGAGTCTTAACAAAAATTCATCTAAGGAGATTATACCATGAGAATAGCAATTGACACAATCGGGCGTATTCATCTAATTGACGCATACAAACCTTATGGATCAATCGTTTTCGATATTGATAAGAAGAACGATCGAGTAGGTGTTTATCAGGACAGTGACAACGAGGTTATCCGTACACAATTTGAAACTATTGAAGAATCAGCGGAGTTCGCTCGAGAAGAACTGATTCAAGGGCTAGAGCAAGTAATCGAGAAATTAAAGGAGGTTTTATAAATGAAGATAAGCGAAGGCAAATCAGAAATTTTCAAAGCAATTGCTAGTTTCAGAAAAGCTTTAAAACAGCCTTTAAAAGATGCAGATAACCCATTCTTTAATTCTAAATATGTACCACTTGAAAATATTGTTGAAGTGATAGATGAAGCGATACAAGGGACTGGTTTATCGTACACACAAGAGATCACGTTTGCGGAAAATAAAGTATCAGTTGCGACTTGGATCTTTCACGAAAGCGGTCAATATATTGAATATGAACCATTCGATGTTATGACAAAAAAGGCAGATGCACAAGGACAGGGTTCTGCAGCTAGTTATGGTCGAAGATACACATTGTCAGCGGCATTCGGTATCACAAGCGACGCAGACGATGATGGCAACGAAGCGAGCAACAGTAATGCCAGTAGTGATAAAAAGAAGCAAACAGCGCCAAAGCTTATTGATGGCAAACAACTAGCTAATCTCAATGAAGAAGCCAGAAAAGTGGCAGAATTAGCTGGCGCTGAGCTATCACTAATCCAGAACAAGTTAGCTGAGAGTGCGAATATTCATACTTTAGATAAACTACCGACTGACCTATACAACAGTGCGATGGCCAAATTAATCAAATGGAAACAAGGTTACGAGAAGAACGCACAAGAAAGCAAGGCGGCGGAACAAAAGCAAAATGATATCAACTGGGGGAATAAATAATGACCAACGATCTAACTACGCAACTAGAGTTTAAAGTTGATTTTAAACCGAGCGAAATCACGATTAACAACGAAACAAAGCTAAAAGAATTGGTTGATGTAACTATCAGTCGATACGGATCGCTGGTTTTTACAGATGACAACATTCCTGAAGCAAAGCAAGCAAAAGCCGATCTAAACAAAGTTGCTAAGTTGCTAGACGATCAACGCAAGGCTGTTAAGAAAGAATACAGTAAACCATTGAAAGAGTTTGAAACGAAAATCAATGGTTACACGAATCAAATCAAGTTAGTCAGCGAGGGAATCAATGAAAGCATTTCTGCCTTTGAAGAGTCGGAAAAAGCTAAACGGCTTGATAAGTTGGTTTCGACTATTGAAGAAATTTCTCCTAACTACGGAATCGATTCATCGGAATTAACTATTAATCCATCATGGCTAAATAAGGGGAACTTCACTACTAAGGGCGAGTTGAACAAAAAAACGTTAGAAGAAGTTATTTTCCAAATGAAACAAATTGCTGATGCTAACAAACGTATTGAGAGCGAGAAAGCTATCATTGGCAACTATGCAAAAACGGTAGGGCTTGAGCCAGAATCGTGGGTAGCGCAGATTGAGAATGGATTATTCGCATCCGAGTTGATGAAGCAAATTGATGCAACTGTGGCTGCTAAACGGGAACGAGAAGAGCGTGAACTTAGGGAACAGCAAGCCCAAGCGGAATATGAACAAGCTATGAGAGAACTCAAAGAAAGCCAAGTTGATAGCAACATTATCGATCAAGAAACTGGCGAGATTTTAGAGGAGTCAGAAGATTTACAACTTCAAGAAATTGAAGAGTCAAAAACAGTTGAATTGCGACTAACAGGAACGCATGAACAACTAACTGCATTAAACGAATTTATCATTGGCAAAGGAATAAAAGTGGAAGTGATGTAAATGTTCCATCTTGGGAAAGTAGTTGATCACAAGGGTAAAAAATTGACAATCGAATTTGAAGAGGAAATAAATGCCGAATACCTAAAAATGATGGCTCGTGAGAAAGAAAATCTGGTCAAAGTGAAGCTCATAGATAACAAACCACTCTCAGTAAAGCAGAATAAGCTTTCTCACGCATTAATTCGTGACATAGCTAATTGGTATGTTGATGATCCAGGACACGTAGAAACGATGCTTAAGTACGAATACGAGTACACAGAAGACGAACCTTTCTCACACGCCGTAGCAAGTATGAATGAAGGCAATATTTGGATAACGAAACTCATTCAATTTGTCATAAGAGAAGGAGTCCAACTTAACCAAAGATACTCATATCTACTAGAACATGATAGCTTTTTCTACTATTGCTGTAAGTACCGAAAATGTGCAGTTTCTGGTAGACCAGGAGCGCAAATTCATCATGTCACGGCGGTTGGAAATCGTCATAGAAATAACGTTGACCACCGATTATTTCCAGTTGTGGCTTTGGATTGGAAAACGCACAATATTGCTCACCAACTTGGGCAAGAGGAATTTTTAAAGAGATACCAGATCAAGCCGGTTTATTTGGATAAAGAAGCTTTAATCAAGATTGGCATTATGAGTAACGCTCAAATAATGCGTTTTGATGAAAAGTACGAAACAGAAGAGCTGTTCAAGAAAGCAATAGAGGAGGGATAACGTGGCAGAAATAAGTTGGATTAAGCTTAAGACGACAATGTTTGATGATGAAAAAATAAGGTTAATTCAAGCTGTTCCTGAGTCAGATGCAATCTTAGTCATTTGGATAAGACTTCTCGTATTAGCAGGGAAGACTAATGATGATGGCTTGATCTATATACAAAGGAATATGCCCTATTCAGAAGAAATGTTAGCAACCCTTTTTGGCAAAAACGTTAACACAGTTAGATTAGCGCTGACGACCTTAGCTAGTTTCAACATGATCGATCTTAGCAACGATGGCTTAATAGTAATTAGTAATTGGGAAAAACATCAAAATGTTGAAGGCATGGAAAAGGTTAGAGAGCAAAATCGATTAAGGGCGAAAAAGCATTATGAGAAAAAGAAAAATTCTAACGTTAGTCTAACGTTAGATATAACGCAACCTAACGCAACAGATATAGATAAAGAATTAGATAAAGATATAGATAAAGAAAGAGATAAAGAGATAAAGAAAAAGAAAAAAACGCCGGTCCGTCATAAATACGGTGAATATCAAAATGTTCTTCTCAGTGACGAACAACTAGATAAGCTGAAATATGAATTCCCAAACGACTGGGAACAACGAATTGACAGAGTATCAGAATATTGTGAGTTGTCTGGGAAGACGTATAAAAACTACCTAGCAACAATTAGAGCTTGGGCGAAGAAGGATAAACAGCAACCTAAACGCAATTTTCAAGCCAAGCAAAACTACACAAGGCAAGAACAGTTGCCGGATTGGGCGAAAGAGCCAATCGATTATTCCGGTAAGAAAGCAAAAGTAACCGAAGAAGATCGAAGGAGGTTTTTGGAGGATGTCGGAGACGAAGAGGGATTTTAGTAAGCCGGTCAAGCTGATATTTGGTATGTTGCCACCAGAACAACAAGAACTCATGCAGTTCCCTTTAGATTCAATGACAGGCTACGTAAAGGAAACAGGAGATACAAGCGGAAAAGGCGCAGAAGCAAAATTCCGTACGTTTATGATTCTGTATCGGCACTGGCAGATATCAGAAAAAAAGGTGAATGCTAATTATTATGGCAACAGTTTTACTCAGGTCACGACCGATGAACTTTGGTCGGAAGCTCAACAACTTTACGTCAACCTAAAAAATGGGGGTAAGTAATATGGAAAAAGTTATTTGCTTAGATGGATGGCGGTTCGATTTTCCAAAAAGAACGTTAGCAAAGGCAGCGGCTTTATTAGATTCAGGAATGAAGCCGACAGAGGTTGCGCATGAGTTAAAGCTAACAGAAAGGGAAATAGCGGTCATAACGTTAGACCTGTTGGATAAACGTGATGCAATTTAAGAAAAATATGGTGATTACGATACCAGGAGAGCTGTTATCTGCTCCGCTTAGTAAACCAAAAGTAAAAGAACTCATGAAATACTTAAAAAAATGGTTGGAGGAAGAAAAATGATAAACAACGTTGTACTTGTCGGAAGACTAACGAAAGATCCGGATTTGAAATACACCGGGAACGGAACCGCAGTTGCCACCTTCACATTAGCTGTGAATCGCAACTTCACGAATCAGAGCGGAGAGCGAGAAGCGGATTTCATCAGTTGTGTAATTTGGAGAAAGTCAGCTGAAACATTAGCGAACTATGCGAAAAAAGGCGTGTTGATCGGAGTAACAGGGCGGATTCAAACTCGTTCTTACGATAACCAACAAGGACAAAAAGTTTATGTCACCGAAGTGATTGCGGACAACTTCCAGTTGTTAGAAAGCAAGAAAGCCGATTCTAGCCAAAACACACAAGGTAGCGGCGTTTCAAATAGTCAAACGAATAATTACACTCGCAACCAACAAAACACAAACAGCGCAACGGCAGACCCATTTGGAAACTCGTCAATTGATATCAGCGATGACGATTTACCATTTTGAGAGGTGAGCAGATGACGCCAACACAAATCCAAATCAGAAACATGTCGGATAAGGACCTAGTATGGAGAAAGAAAGTAATCGACAGCCATGTCGAGAGATTGCTTAAGCAACAAGAATGGCTAGCCGAGGAAATGGAGCGGAGAAGTAAAGATGAAAGTTAAAGTTTACGGTATGAAATCAGGCAATGTATATGCAACGGGTGAAAAGATTGATTGCATGAGAGCACTACACAAAAAGTTTCGTGACTTTCACAAAGGGATTAAGAAAGATATTGTCAATAATCCAATTTATGATGAACCACTGGCGATCAAACCTATTCGATAGCTAAAGAAATGGAGTGAATCCATTGAGCGATAAATTGATTAACAAAACTTTACTTGAACTACAGGACCTATTAAGCGGAGAGCAACTGAGACGGTTAAAAGACGTTTTGACAATTGAGTGTTCAAAATATTTAATCACTGAGCAGAAAAATGAAGTAGTAATTTACGATGAAACATCTGATATCGCTGCATACAAGCAGTTTTTCGTATCAAAGAAGATACAAGGCCTTTCGAGCGGTACTTTGAATCTTTACATGCAGACAATCAATCTCTTCATGAGAAGCGTTAGGAAGCCATTCAGAGATGTCACTACGAACGACATTCGATTGTTTATTGCCAACAGGGAAATGATCGATAAGGTTAGCAAAGGAACGCTAGCAAGAGAACGAGGTTGTATTGTTCGATTCTTCAAATGGTTATGCAACGAGGAATATATCGCAAAAGATCCTGGGACAAGAGTAGAAGCCATCAAAGTACCCAAACGTAGGAAACAGGAATTCAGCGAGCTAGAAGTTGAAAAGTTGCGATCAGCAACAGCAAATTCTAAAGAATCACTCGTAATTGAATTGCTGCTGAGTACCGGGTGTCGTGTCTCGGAATTAGTTTCTCTTAATTTTCGTGATTACGATCAAGAAAATGACTCAATCACAGTGATCGGTAAAGGCAATAAGCAGCGAACGCTATACCTGAATGCGAAAGCGAAGATGGCTTTGAACCACTATCTGAAAGACGTGCCACATATCACTGGACCACTATTTTTCGGACAAACAGTAGGTAAGGAAATGACATCAGCAGGAGTTCAGAAGCTAGTAAAGCGTTTGGGCGATCGAGCAGGTGTGGCAAATGTTCATCCGCATAGATTCAGACGTACTGCAGCCACCTTGGCAAGAAGACACGGGATGCCAATTGAATTAGTGATGAACTTCTTGGGTCATGAATCAATCGATACAACGTTGAAATATTCAATGATCGGTGACGAGGAACTCAAGTTGTCGCATCAAAAATTTGTTAGTTAAGAATCGGAAGATATAACAAACTAGGAGGACTTAAAATGACTGAAGAGAAAAACCAGCTAGAAAAAAGAATTGAAGAACTGGAAAAGCTAGTAGAGAAACAGGAAACTCAAATTGAAAGATGCAGTCTAGCAGTTGAGCTTTTATTAGCTGGTCATGAAAAACAAGCATACAAAGCTTTGCAAGGCTATGATTTAGGTGATTTCGAATATTGATTGGAGGAAGAATATGAACCATAAGCAACAAATAGCAATAGAAAGAGGGCAAAAGGATTATTTGGCAACAGGCGATGTTTATAGCGCTGTTAATAACATGATGTTTTATATAGATGCTCCACTGTCCGACAAAGAATGGGCTGCAGCTGTCATTGAATTTTTAACATGGGTCAAAGATCAGGCGGAGTGATTTCACTATTGACAGAAATAATGGAAAGGAGAAATTATCTTTGAGTACCTATGAAACTAAAGAGAGCAAAAAACTAAAGAAAGAGTTAAGAGAGATTGATGTAAAAGGGGTTGTAGCGCATATAGTATTCTCAGTAATAGTTGGTATGTTTCTTGGCTCATTTTATTATTTTTTTAGATGGAAAATCATTGGTGCATTACTATTATTCTTTGCTGGGTATGGAATTTTAGGAATAGTATTAGTTGCTATTTCGTTATTTGTTCAGAAATGGGGATTAAAGAAAATAAAAGAAAAAGAAGAAAATGACTATTTTAAAAATGATGATCTAGATTTTTGAAGAATTCAGCTATTCACCAAAATAACCAACCAGAGAGGAGGGAAGTCGGTGAGAGCATTATCTCTTTTTTCGGGGATCGGCGGCATTGATTTAGCAGCAGAATGGGCCGGTATTGAAACAGTAGCATTCTGCGAATATGCTGATTTCCCCAGGAAAGTTTTAAATAAGCATTGGCCTAATGTGCCAATTTTTAAGGATGTAAAGAAACTCAGTAAATCGGGATTAGAGAAAGCAGGTGTTATCGATCGAGACAAGACAATTAAACTTGTTCACGGAGGATTCCCTTGCCAACCTTACAGTTCAGTTGGGAAGCGAAAAGGCAAGGATGATGACCGTGATCTCTGGCCAGAAATGTTTAGAATTATCAACGAACTTAGGCCCGATTGGGTTGTTGGAGAAAATGTTGCTAACTTCGCCAATATGGAACTCGACCGCACATTATTCGACTTGGAAAACCTTGGGTACGAAACAAGGACATTTGTATTACCAGCTTCAGCCGTGGGGGCGTGGCACCAGCGATCAAGAACATTTATTGTGGCCAACGCCGATAGCAAGCGATGGGATAGCTTGGAAGTACACCAGGAAAGCGGATGTAGGTCGTTCTGTCAGAATGGCTTTGACAAACAAGCCTGGGATCAGGAAAGGGCAGAAGCGAGTAGTATATTATCTCGCGCTTCTGGAATACTCGCCGATACAAGCATCAGAATTCATAGAAACGATGATGGGCTTACCGAAGGGATGGACCGACTTAAGTCACTCGGAAACGCAGTAGTTCCACAACAAATCTATCCAATTTTCAAAGCGATTATGGAGATAGAAGGACTATGAAAAAAATATTAGACGCATGCTGTGGTAGTCGAATGTTCTGGTTTGATAAGCGGAATCCCAATGTAACTTTTATGGATATTCGACAGCATTATGAGGAACTTGAAACTGGACATGTGATTGATGTTGATCCTGATATTGTCGGAGACTTCCGAAATATGCCTTTTGAATCTGACACTTTCGACATGGTTGTTTTTGATCCACCACACTTGATTCACGCTGGTGACAATTCTTGGTTAGCGAAAAAGTACGGTAAGTTAGATGAGCTTTGGCCAGAAGATATCCGTCAAGGGTTCGCAGAATGTATGAGAGTTTTAAAACCAAATGGTAGCTTGATATTCAAATGGAATGAAGATCAAATTTCTTTACAAGAGGTATTGGCAGCGATCGGTGAGCAACCGTTGTTTGGTAACAAACGGAGCAAAACACACTGGTTAGTATTTATGAAGTAAGTCAGCTATCCGACGAAATGCTTTAATCAGAACAGATAATTAAAAGGATTCAAAATTTCTAAAAACAAGTTAAGAAATAATTCTTTAAAGTTTACAAAGAAAGGTTCTCTTTTAAAAACTAATCTAAAAAAACTGATTATGAGAGATGCGACGAGACACAACAAAAAATATATCAAAGCAAATATTAGTATTACTGAAACTACTTCTTTTACTTTGTCCATAAAAAGACTCCTTTTTAATTAATAATCAAATTATATCATTAAGGGGAGTCAGCAATCCTTACAGTATTGCAAGACAGTAAATAATAAAAGATAGTAGTAAATTTCCGCAATCGTCATCGATAAATGAATGGAGGGATAAAATGACCGCAGAAAAAAATATACCGTTAATCATTGCAGATTGGATTGACGAGGAGCTTTTACCTGATTTAGCAGACGGACATCATTCTGCAGCACAAATCTATAATACAGTTCAGCCGCAATGCTATGAAAGATTGTTAAAAGAAATGAACGGAGAAACGTACTATTTCCCACAAGGAAACTACCCGTTAATTGATTCATGGATGTTAGTTCCAACACACAAAAAGCAGTTTATCGAGTATGTCCAAGCGGCCTTTGATAGTTGGGAAGATAAACAGGAGGAATAAGATGGTACCAAAATTTAGGGCGTTTTTAACCGAAACAAAAACAATACATGATGTGCTACAAATCGATCTAAGTAGAAGTATGGTTAGTCTCAAAATTGAAAACGCCAGCGAGTGGTATTGGTTTAAAGAAGTAGTCCTCATGCAGTCCACTGGCTTGAAAGGGTATATGTCAGATTCACACGAAGACGATGAAGAAAAGGACGTTTATAAAGGTGACATCATTGATATCTTTTGGGAAGAGTGGCCCATGGGCTATTACCAAGAAAATCATATGATCGGTGTGGTTGATAAAGACGAAACAGGAACAGCATGGATAATCAAAGATGCCAAGTATGATTTCGATACTCCCAAACCTATACCTAGTGAAATTGATGGTATTTCTGTTTCCATGAGTTTACCTGATGCGGAAGATTTAGAAGAAATATTCTTGCACAATTTTAACTTAACATCTAGCGATATAACTATTTTAGGCAACATCTACGAGAACCCAGAATTGTTGGAGAAAGCCAATGAATCGTAAAATTATCCTTGTATTATTACTAGCAGCGATTTCAGCCACAAGTTGGCTATCCTATACAATAGTTGACCAACAACAGCAGATTGAGCAGCTACAAGAACAGCTGCAACATGAGCAAATGAAGTACAAGATTATTATTAACGATCCGCTAGTACGAGATGCGATGGAAAGTGGAGGATAAATGATGGACTTTGCAGTAGCGATTTTTTTCGCAGTCGTAGCGACAGTGGTTGCAAGCGTGATTTTTGGTAAGGAAGATAATAAGGAGGGCAAGTGATTGAGTAAGAATGATTCATTAATCAATGAGCTAGATAGAAAGTTTGCTAACTATCATGCATATAACAAAGAGATTGCTATTCGAAAAGAGGAGCTGAAGCTTCGAGAAGTCGATGAAAATATCGGCGGTGGTCGAAGCAATATCATGAGTAATCCGATTGAGTCACAGGTTATAAAAGAAATGTCTGATCCATACATTATGAATCGAGAACTGTGGAAAAAGGCAGTCAAAGAAACTCTAAGCGATCAAAGCGCGGAGATAAGACAGTTGATTGAGACAAAATACTGGGGTGAAGATAGCTGGATGGATTGGAAATCTTTCGGAGATAAACACGGATACAGCAAACCAACAATCTATCGGATCCGTCAAAAAGTATTATTCGATTTTGGTAGAAGAATTGGCGAAATCAATTAATTTGAGACAAAAATGTATAGTTGTCTCACTGTCAATAGGGGTAAAATAGTATTATCAGATATCATCCACAAGCAAATGACAGATCACTCTCCTTTCATTAATGCTTAGTTGGTGTTTGTGGGCGATAAATAGATTTTTGCAGTGAGCAAGGCAAATCTTTCTCAGTGAGTTAATAGATTTAGAAAGGTTAAAAAAATCTAACTATCAATGGGCGTTTCTTCTTTTCCTGTTATTATAAAAGGAAAAGGAGTTTTTTTATGATATCAGATGATTATCAGGACATTAGAGAGTTTAAGCAATACCTTCAAATTGAAAAGAGAATATCTTCTTGTGGAGAGGGAGAAGTTGAGGTAATGGTTTCTCTTATTGAACAGAACGATAGACTTTCTGTGCCGATATTGATATTAACAATGGATTCAAATAGGTTTGGTATCGAGATTTTCTGGGATAGAGTAAACATTAGTGATGAACAGGTTAAATCGATGGGTCTGTGGTCAAGGTATAGTACCGGATATAATTATAATTTCAGATTTTCTGATAAGGACAAAACATTAACTATTTTTGATAGCAAAAAGAAAATATTAGTTTTTAAGTAAGAACTTAACGCTCACAATTGTGGGTGTTTTTTTATTGTGGGTAACTTTTTTTAATATAAGAATAACGTGAGGTGGTAATCATTACTAAATGGACGGAACCGCAGGTCAAGCGATTGTCGGAATTGGCAAATGAAGGACTAACAAATATAGAGATAGCGCCTATGCTGTCAGAGGAGTTCGGCAAAGAGTTCTCGTGGCCAAGCGTTAGAAGTAAACGTGCCAGGTTGAAGCTGCCACCGAGCGAAAAGAATATGCGTGTTAAGCAAACTGATAAGGCTAAGAAGAATGTAGTATCTACAGAAATTAAATCAGATGGGACACAGACAAACCTTATCAAGTTACGTATGACTGAAGAGCAGTCAAAGAATCCTGATTATGTATTACAAGCACACGGATACGATCCCGAAAATTGGGAACTGGTCCAAGCGACTAACAATATTTGGGAACAGAACAACCAAGTAGATGGACTTATACAGCTTTATCAATCAAAGATAGTTGTTAAGCCGAAACCTAAAGGATTTAACTTAGCAGCCTTCACTGAATCGATTAAGCCAGTAAAAATAACAGCTATCAAAATAGGAGATAGAAACCTATTCATCGGTTTGGCTGATTGGCACTTTGGAATCACCAAGCTAGAGGATTTACAAGATAAGCTAGCGAGAATGATTGAAGTTATCTCAAAAGGCTATAAGCAGATTGTTATTGGTCAGCTAGGAGATTTATTCCATAGCAGCCAAATTAAGAAGTCGGTCACGATGGCTGGCACACAGCTAGATGATGTGGACATGGAGCAAGCGATTAAAGACGCTCGCTCCTTTTTTGATGTGTTGATTACTGAGTGTGTGAGACATTCGAAGCAAGTGACTGTCGAACACGCTGAAGGTAATCACAGCGGATCGATCGAGTATATGTTTCTCCTATACCTAGAAGCCAAGTACCCAGATATCCAAGTGCATGCGCACAACAAATATCGACAAGCGTTCATGTTGGATAACGTGGCGATCATGATTACTCATGGGCAGTATGGCAAGAGGAAGGATTTGCCGATGTTGTTTGCTACTGAGTATAGCGATATATGGAGTAAGGCAACTACACGGGAGATAATCACTGGTCATTTTCACACGCAACAGACAAACGACTATCAAGGTGTGATCCATCGTCAGTTAGGGACCATTAAGCCGAATGACAACTACGAGATTGAGAACGGTTGGACGATGGGCAAGAAGGTGCTGCAGTTGTTTGAATATGATAGTGAAAGGTTGAGGGTGACTTATGACATCTAAAAACAAAACGTTCTATGTATATGTGAGTTGCTTAAGCGATATTTACTTTTTAGATGAATACGATGAAGAAATCACTTCAAGAGTTTGCCCTATGTGTGGAGATTCAGATGACTATGTTGGATCTTTTGATAATGTAGAAGACCTCGTTAAGGAAGCTTGCTACGATAACTGGTATTGCTTTAGAGAAGATTATGTGCGCGAGTCTTGGAACAAGCACATGAAGCTAGTAGGTGACTGATATGCATTACTACTACATCCAACTATCGGTAGAAATATTAAGGCATAAGAACATTCGTCAAGCGGAGTTGAAACCAAAGCACACGTTGCTTGAATGCTTTCAGCAGTTTAGCGACGAGTACATCGATCGGCATAGGTTGATATACATTGGGCATGGTTGGAAGAGTGATCCGCATATTGTGGAGAGGTTGAACAGATTTTTATAGAAAGGTGATGATGGAAAATGAGTTTAAACCCTAAACAAAGAGCCTTTGCTGATGAGTACATCATCACAGGTAACGCAGAACAGTCGGCTATTAAAGCAGGGTACAGTGAAAGTTATGCAAGGGGACAAAGTTATAAATTGTTGGCAAATGTCGGCATTAAAGAATATATAGACCAGCGGATCCAAGAAATTCAAAATGACAAGATTCTAACTCAAACAGAAATACTTGTCATGCTGTCTGAAATAGCAAAGGGCGAGATCCCTGAGTTGAAAGAAGTTGTAACGAAAAAAGGTGAGTTCGTAGTCAATCCTAATAGTGAAGACGGTAAGAAACAACTTGTCTACAACGAAAGAGTTGAGTTGATACCTATTCCGCCAAAGACGAGTGATAAAAACAAAGCTTTGGAGTTGCTTGGTAAGCGATATGCTATGTGGACTGATAAGCAGGATATCACAGCAAATGAGGTCGTAACGATTGTAGATGATATAGATGAGTAGAGTCGTTTTATCTGAAATTGTACTTGATCAATTTAAACCATTCTGGATAGCTTCAAAGAAAAAGAAGCATCTACGCTATGTTTTAAAAGGTGGGCGTGGTTCTGGGAAGTCTTTTCATATTCCTATGAGAATCATGCTAGATATTATGGAATATCCTGTCTCGGCTATCGGTGTTCGGAAGGTTCAAAATACTATTCTAAAATCAGTATATGCGAACTTTAAAGGTGCTGCGAATGCAATGGGCGTTCGGCATCTTTTTCGTTTTGTCGATTCCAAGCTTGAAATCACTTATAAGCCTAGAGGAAACAAGATTTATTTCGCTGGCGCTGACGATTCGGACAAGATCAAATCGATTAAAGATGCAGACTTTCCTTTAGCTATTATGTGGATAGAGGAATTGGCAGAGTTTAAAAATGAAGACGAAGTAACAACCATTGAGAACTCAGTATTGCGTGAAGAGTTGGAGGGTAAGATAGCCAACTTCTCGATGCGTAAGCGAGTCTATCCATTCGATTATAGTTTCTATTACTCATATAATCCGCCGAAAAGACGGCAGTCGTGGGTTAACAAAAAATATGAATCTAGCTTTATTGATGCTAATACATATGTTGACCATTCGACATACCTAGGTAATCCGCATCTTTCCAAGAAGTTTATCGAAGAAGCTGAAAATGTTAAAAAGAATAAACCTATGAAGTATCGTTGGGAATATATGGGTGAAGCGATCGGTTCAGGCGTGGTTCCTTTCGATAATTTGCACATCGAACCAGGATCTATCTCTGATGAAATGGTGGCAAACTTCGATAACATCCGTAACGGCTTAGACTTTGGTTATGCTACGGATCCATTGGCATTCGTGCGGTGGCATTATGACAAGAAGAAAAATGGTATTTATGCTATCGATGAAATATACGGTGTGAAAATGAGTAACCGTGAATTTGCTGGTAAAGCATGCTCAAAAGGATATGGTTCAGATGAGGTCTTTGCAGATTCGGCAGAACCAAAAAGTATAGATGAATTAAGATATGACCAAGGGATGAAGAAAGTTAAGGGCGTCAAGAAAGGCCCTGATTCGGTTGAGTATGGAGAGCAATGGTTGGATGATCTGGATTTCATATGCATTGATCCCAAGAGAACACCGAACATTGCGAGAGAGTTCGAAAATATCGATTATCAGACGGATAAGGATGGCAATCCCAAGCCGCGTCTTGAAGATAAAGATAATCATACGATCGATGCTACTAGATATGCTTTTAGTGATGATATGAAGAAGAAAACAATTACTATCAAAAAACAACCAGAATGGTTAACAAGAAGGTGAAAGAATGGCAATTGCTATTGATCGTGAATTAGCTGGTGATATTAATAATCCTAGTATGGAAGTAATCAATTTCTGCATGGATGAGCATAAGAAAGAAATACCACGGCTGGATATGTTGTTTGATTACTATGAAGGGAACCCACATAAGATCGGACAAACGAAGATTCGAACACCACACGACATGGATGAAATCTTTGTCAACAACGCTAAATATGTAACGGATATGATGGTAGGATTCACCGTCGGCGCTCCTGTATCTTATGCACCAGCAAAGGATAAAGACATTACGCCTGTTACGGATGCGTTAGAAAAGATGAAAATTAAGAAGCACGATAAAGAATTAGAAAAAGGTCTATCAACAATGGGCATGGGACTTGAGTTACATTACCTTGCTATTAAACCCGGTACCGAAGGAAACGATGTTCCTGAAACCATACCTAAGATTGCTTGGATTGATCCAAGAGGTATGTTTTTAGTGGTTGATGATACTATCGACCGAACGAAGCTATTTGCTGTTCGTATGGTCAAGAAGCGTGACTTGAAAAGAAGAACATTCTGGGAGATAACAGTTTACACTCCAAAGTGGGTGATCACTTATTTATCTAAAACGAAGCGATTAGACCCTACAAGCTTAATCAATAAATCGCCGAATCCTAAAGTTAAACCACATTACTACAAGGATGTGCCTGTGGTCGAATTTAGGAATAACGAAGAAAAACAAGGCGACTATGAGCAGCAACTGTCCCAGATAGATGGGTACAACGTCTTACAGACTGATCGTATCAAAGACAAGAAGAACTTTGTCAAAGCGATTATGATCATGTTTGGATTTGGTCTGCCAGACGAAAAGCCAGATGAGATTAATGGAACAATGGCTATAGAAGCGCCAGCCAAATCAGATGGCGGAGATTTCCAGTATGCTACTAACACGTTTGATGAAACTCAAGTACAAACACTAGCAGATTCATTGCTAGACGATTTTCATAAGACAACTTATGTACCAAATCTTAATGATGAGAACTTTGCTGGTACTCAATCTGGAGAAGCGATGAAATATAAACTGTTTGGATTATTACTTGTATTGTCAATCAAGATCGGATATTTAGAAGATGGAATTATGCAGCGTTTGGAATTGTTGCAAAACATCTTGAACGTAAAAGGACATAATGTAGATGTTGAAGGAACAACAATCAAGTTTAAACCTAACTTGCCAATTAACCGATCGGATATCATAAATCAGATCAAGGAATCGCAAGAGTTTATACCGTTATTAATTAGTTTAGGTTGGTTGGACGATATCGATAATCCACAAGAAGTGGTTGAAATGTTGAATCAGCAAAAAGAGGAAAACATGAAATTGCAAGCCAGAGCTTTGGGGGTTCAAGCTGAAGATAGTCATTCGGATTTGGATGATCAACCTGAAGATGATGTTCAGGAAGATTAGGAGCTGATTAAATGGCTCAAAAGAAACGTAAGCTATCCTATTGGGAGCGCCGCAATGTTGATGCTGAACAAAAAATAAACGATGGCGCTATCAAAGTTGAGGAAGCTGTAGCAAAAGCCTACAGGCAAGCGCAGACCTACTTAACCCAAAAGGTTAGAAAGTTATTCGCTCGCTCTCAACAACGCTCTGGGCTATCTGAGGTCGAAGCTAAAAGGATGCTAAATCAAACAACGTCAGTTGAAGAGTTAGCAGAATTGAGAAAGCTATCTAAACAGATTAAAGATCCTGCATTACAAGCTGCAGCAAAAAACAGATTGCAAGCATTAGCATATAAAGAGCGTATCACTCGTGCAGAGGACTTGAAAGCCAAGTCTTTTTTAGTTTCTAAGCAAGTTGCAGATGTTCAGTTAGAAAAGCAGACAGAGTTCTATGTAGATGCTATTCATGAGTCATATCGTGAGGCTACTGCTGAATCGGTCATTCGTAAGGCGCAAGAGAATGCTAAGAATGGTGTAGTCATAGAGGTGTGGAATAAAAAGGATTATCAGTTCAAAGAATTATCGACCAGGTATACAAAGAACATCCTCGATAGCCACTGGCATGGATCAAATTATTCTAAACGGATATGGGGCGATACTGAAGCATTAGCCAAACGCCTTGGGGAGCTATTTACGGTTGAGAGCATGACTGGTATGTCTGAGTTTGAGATGGCAAAGGCAATAGCTAGTGAGTTTGATCGCTCTATTGGTGTTGCTAGGCGGTTGATACGTACAGAAGCTAACTACATGGCTAACCAAGCAAAACTCAAAGCGTGGAAAGATAATGGTGTAAAAGAGTACATGCTAGTAGCTGTGCTGGACTTGCGAACGTCTGAAATCTGCAAAGGCAAAGATCACAAAATTTATCCAGTTTCTGAAGCTAAGGTAAACGGTGCTAGCGGAACGTATCCGCCTTTCCATCCTTGGTGCAGAACGATAGCAGTAATGTACAGCAAACGCACCATGAAGCTACCTAGAAACGCTTTAGATCCTATCAGCGGTAAAGTCATTCCAATCAGAGGTGACACAACCTATAACGAATGGATGGATAAGTTGAAAGAAAAGTATTCGGATGATGAAATTGTATTTCAGAAAAAGAAAATAAAAAAAGCTAGATAGTCCATGAAAATTTAACAAATATCTTAGTATATATTTGATATTTTAAAAATAAACACTTACTATCTTCTAAAAGGAGGTAGTAACAATGGGGATAATTAGCAAACTATTCTTTGATCATAACGGCGATTTTCTGTGGGCTTCCATAACAGCGGGTATTGCTTTAGTGGGAACTTTTTATCAAACTTATTTGAACAAGGTTAATTATAAAAGAAATACAATTAACGCTTCTCGTATCAAATGGATTCAAAACGTAAGAGAACAATCTGTAAATTTTATAGAGAGTTGCTATATTCTAATAAGCTTTCTGAAAACTACTACGGAAAAATCAGAAAATATAAACGGAAACATAGTATTTACAAACTTGGATACTAATTCAAGGTATATCAAAATGAAGCTTGATATCCAGAAAAACGGTGATTTGCTCATGCTATACTTTGGTCCCGATTCATCTGGATTGAATGATTATATAAGTTATTTTATTTTTATTCTTACTAAGGATTTAGCAAACTTTGAACAAAAAGGATATGTTGATGAAAATAATAATATTAAGCATTCTCGAACTTTATTTTCTTTCACAGAGTTCATCAGGATATACCTAAAAATAGAATGGCTGAAAGCTAGCAAGCTAATTAAGGATAAAGATTCGGAGAATATTTTAAAAAAAGACGAGATATTCATTGCAATCGAAAAAGCTTACGCTGATCATGTTGATGAATCTAAGGAATGGAAGAGTTCGTTTTTTTCAAATATTAATGATTAATAAGCCCATTAGCTACTTGGGGCTTTACAAATTAAGTGAGCAATAATCTAATAACGTGTGTGGGTTCAAAATAGAATACCAAAGGTAGAGCACTGTGTCTGGGCGAAAGCGTGGATGGGGTGCTTTTTGTTATGCCTGTTTTGAGTGTGCATGGGTAAAGGAGAAAAGTTTATGCAAGAGAATAAATTGTTAATGAACCAATTTGTAGGACAGTCATGTAGCAATCGATTGATGAAGATGAAACTGCAGCTCTTTGCTGATGGTAGCGAGGGTGACGGTGCAGATGGTGGTCAAGATGGTGATTCTGGAGATGGTGAAAGCAAGCCGATTTCTTTCACCAGCCAATCTGAATTTGATTCTGTAGTCGATAAGCGTATTTCTAAAGCAATTGAAACTGCACAGGCTAAATGGCAATCAGAAGCTGAAAAACGCATTCAAGATGCTGAAAAAAAAGGTCAAATGTCCGCTGAAGAAAAAGCGCAATACGAGTTGCAACAAGAGCGTGAAAGGTTAGAAGCTGACCGCGTGGCATTAAAGCGTGATAAAGATGAAACAAGCGTAATTAAACGTCTTTCTACTGATAAGCTTCCTGACTCTCTCTCAACAGTTTTGGCACCTCTATTCGGCGGGGATGAAAAGAATTTGGACGAAGCTTATGTCAATGTATCTAAAGCATTTCGTGAAGCTGTTGAGCAAGCTGTGAACATTCGTCTTGCTGGATCAGCTGATAACCCAGCAGGTAACGGTGGCGGTTCAGATGCAGAATCAATCGGTAGTCAATATGCCAAAAATGCAAACAATCGTACAAAAGCAGACAATGACAACTTTTGGAAATAAAAAAATAGGAGGAAATACAAATGTATGTAAAACCAATCAAAACAGCTGAGCAGTTAAACTTCTTAGCTAGCGCAACGTTCCAAAACTTTACCTTTCAAGCTGACAAATCTTTCGAAGCTGGTGAAATCTATCCAGCTAACGATAGTACAGCTTTAGGTATTGTATTTAATTCAGTAACTGTGGATGCTGATACAGGCTCACAACCAGTAGCGATTCTTGTAGGCGGCTATGTGCTAGCTGACCGTTTGCCAGAAGCACCAACGGATGCTGCAATCACTGCATTAAAGAATATCACTTTCTTAGATGCTAACAAAAAACCAAAAGTAGCCGCTGGCGGCGGAGAATAAAAGAAAGTAGGAGGAAACAAACATGCCAACAATTATGGAATTATTTACACAGAATGAAGTTTTAAGCTATGTCCGTGATCGCGAATATAAACCTTTGCTAGGTGAGACTCTTTTCCCTGAGCGCAAACAACCTTCTTTGAAATTGGATCAATTAAGCGGTGGTAGCCGTATACCTATCGCAGCATCTATCCACGACTTCGATACTGAGGCTGAAATCGGTAGCCGTATTGCTAACAAGCAAGAATTAGAACTAAGCTTGATCAAACGCAAAATGCAATTGAAAGAAACAGACATTATTGCATTAGAAAACCCACGTACACCAGCAGAACAAGCGTATCTAGTAGGGCAAGTTTACAACGACATTGACCAGTTAGTAGCTGGTGTTCGCGCTCGAGTGGAAGCTATGCGGATGGAAGTATTAGCAGCTGGTCAAGTGACTGTTAAAGAAAACGGATTGAACTTTACACTTGATTACCATGTGCCTGCTGAACACAAAGAAGCTTTGACTGGTACAAACGTATGGACGAATGAAAATTCTGATCCATTGGCTGATATCGAACGTTGGATTGATGCTTTGGATACAAAACCAACTCGTGCATTGACTTCTCGCAAAATCTATCGTGCGCTTGCCACTCATCCTAAAATCATTGCTGCAATTTTTGGCAAAGATTCTGGTCGTGTAGTTTCTCAAGCTGATTTGGATTCGTTCATGGAGACTCATGGTTATCCAGTGATCCGTACTTACGATGAAAAATACAAAGTACAGGAAGCTAATGGAACATACACTACTAAGAAATACTTCCCAGAAAACAAATTTGCAATGTTCAATGACGATTTGCTGGGTGAAACATTATATGGGCCAACCGCAGAAGAAACTCGGTTGACTCGTGATCCAGCTGTCGATACCAGCTTAGTTGGAAACGTCTTAGCTTCTGTATATGACGAAACTCGTGATCCAGTTGGAACTTGGACAAAAGCTGTTGCAACTGCATTACCTTCATTTGCAGCTGCTGATGAAGTGTTCCAAGCACAACCGATTTAGGTCTAGCTTATGAAGGTCAAAGTTAAAGATACCCCGGTGTACTATGATGGACACCGGTATAAATTAGGAGAAACACTTCAAATAGACAAGAAGTATTTTAACTCAATTCTCTTTGAAGAAGTACAACAGAAGAAAAAAGCTAACTCAAAGGAGTGATAGCTTATGAACGAACAAAATCAAATCACCCTAGATAAGCTTGCGATCGAACTAGGGCGTAAGTTTTCTATTACGGATCCAACGGCCATTGAAGTTTTGAAAGATGATATCAAAGATGCAATGTATGATGCATTGGATTATTGCAATCGAGATGTACTTGTGGGCAATATGTCGTCTTCTGTTAAAGATTTGTATATCTTTCGCAGAAATACTGAAGGAAACGAAGGAGAAACCACTCGAACTGAGGGCGGCGTATCTCAATCGTTTGAAATTGGTGTGCCTGCAAAGATCCAATCAAAACTCAATCGCTACAGAGTGGCTAAAGTGAGGTCGTTCAGATGAGACTTAGAGAACGAGACTTGCAAACAGTCTACCTAAAAAAGCGAAAAGTCACTCATGACGAAGAAGCAGAAGAAATAGTCACATACCCGTTTGATCCAATTGAAATACGAATGAACGTGCAAGCAGCAAGCGGCACAGTAAACGCACAAATCTACGGTAGCAAGCTTGAAACAATGAAAGCATGCAAATACCAAGGTGATAAGATCAATGAGGGAAAGAACGAACTAGATGGCGTTTGCGTATATGTCGGCAAAGATGATGAACCAGACTTCACGATCAAATCTATCCAGACATTTTCTACACATAAGAATATTATGCTGGAAAGGAATGATAATCGTGGGAGTTGAAATCAAAGGCCTTGAAAGTTTACGGCGAAAAGTCAAAGCAATACCGCAAATCTTAGATGATGCGATGTGGGATGCGACTTTTGAAATCACTGAGTTGATCAAACAAGCTGCCGAATTGCGATTGTCGTCTAGCATGAAATATTCTAGTGGTGAATTATTGGGTAGTTTGAAGAATGAAGTTGTGATCAATGCACAAAACCAAATTGTTGGACGTGTCTGGTCCGACAAGCAAGAAGCGCTATTCCGTGAAGTTGGTACTGGTCCTGTCGGTGAAGCTAGTCAAAAAGACTTACCAGAAGGATTTACACCAGTTTACTCGCAAACAGCATGGTTTATCCCGGCAAAAGATGTTGCTGCGGATTTGGAAGCTATATACGGTATTCCTCGTGTGACTGTTCAAGGTACAGACTTCTACATTACCAAAGGACAGCCAGCACGACCATTCTTGTATCCTTCTTTAGTAGATTTGATCGGTGAAGCACCAGAAATCTACAAAGAGCATGTACAACGCAAGTTAAGGGAGTTGAAGTGATGGAACGAGTGAATATGAAGACAGTCACTGTTGAAGTATTACAAGCCGTCACTGACATCAAAAAGATTGCCACGGACTATCCTTCAACTTGGAATACATTCCCATTGGCTATTTATAGGACAGCCAATAAACCACATCAGATTGATTCGTTGGGTAATGAGTTACAAACAGATTGGACAATCACAGTTGAATTATACGGAGACAAAAGCCAGACCAGTATTGCTGAAAGTGTTTTAAGCACATTCGGCAGTATTGGTTTTTCTGGTACCGCTAAAGATGCTAATACGGCTGATCTGAAGCGAATCATCGTCGAAGTAACAGCTGTTGTTGATAATGTTACGAAATATGTTTACAAAAAATAGGAGGAATTACACATGGATTTTGCAGGACTATTATCAAAAGGCACCGTCTTAACCTACAAAGATGGTGCAACAACTAAAACTGTAGCAGCAGTTAAATCTATCCCGGCATTGGGCAGTGACCCAGAAAAAGTTGATGTTACACACTTGGGATCAGAAAAGAAAGCTTATATCAAAGGTATCGAAGATGTAGATAACTTTGAATTTGCGATCGTTTATCAAGGGGACAACTTCCGAGATGTCCATGCATTGGTTGAAACTGGCAAATCTGTGGCTTGGACGATCACTTATCCAGACGGATTGAAAGCTGAATTCACTGGCGAGCCTTACTACAAATTTGATGGAGCTGAAGTTAACCAAGCGATTGGGTTTAACTTAGGTATCGTTGTAAGTGACGGTCCAGATATCACTCCGGCACCAGCGCCGGGGGAGTAACAACCCCTGAAGATACCACAGGGGACAATGCATACGAATCAGAGACTGAGGGATAATCCTTAGTCTCTATTTTTATAAATTAGGAGGAAACATACATGTCAAAAAACAACGTAGTACAAATGCCAAACACTAAATCATTTCAATTAGGAGAGCTAAATTTACAACTTCGTTTAGACGGTAAATCGATTTTAGCAATCGAAAAGCGCTTAGATGAAGGGATTATGGGACTGTTTGTTAAAAAACAAGGCGAAATCAAATTACCACCAGCCAACAGTTTATTGATTATCTTACAAGGTGCCAATAAAACAAGCGGCGTGACAGATAAAGCAATCGTTGATGCGTTCGAGCAATACATTGAATCAGGAAAAACAACGATGGATCTATTTGGCGAAATCAATGACTTCTTGGATGAAGCTGGTTTTTTCGGAAAGAAAGAAACGGCGAACGAAGCGACAGATGGGGAATCTTTGGATCAAACGAACAGCGAAGACAGTCTTCTGTAAAAAACTTCAATAATCTTTCCGAAATGCTTGATTACATGTACCCACAAGCTGTTGAAGCAGGAATCCCCTCTACAGAGTATTGGGGAATGACACTTGAGGAAATCATGATTCAAGTTCAAGCAAATAAGAAAATCAAAGAGAATGAACTGCGAGAAAGAGCGATGTTCGACTATTCGCAACAAAGACTAGCGGTTTTCGCATTTAACGATCCCAAGCATATGCCAAAGTTTGAAGAAGCCTATCCGTTTCTCAAGCAAATCGAGCAGGCCGTTGAGGAAGCTAAAACCGAAGAAGAAACAAAACAAGAAGCTATGCAGCGTGAGCAAGAAATTTTCTTGGCCCAAGCTCAGGCTATCAAAGCAACAAGAGAAAGAAGAAAACTCATAGAAGAAAGGTAGGTGAGAAAGCATGGAATTAGAAACACTTGAAGTCTTGTTAGATATCAATACTGCTAGAGTTGAGCAGTCTTTGGAACGTGTACTGCCACAAATCGAAAGTGCTATGAGTAGAATCCAACAAATGTCCGGTAACTCAATGGATCGTACTGAGAAAAATATGGATATTGAAAAAGGCGCTAGCAATTTCACGAAACAACTAGAAAAAATGAATCAAGCACTAGAAAAGACATTAGCAAACTTCGAGCGATCGACAAAGCAATCGTCTGAAACTGCTGGAGACAACTTCGCAATCGGGGTGCGCAAAGCACGTCCGAAGGTTACCAAGGAAATCGATGCGATGGTGAATGAAATCAACGCTAAAATGGGACAAGCGAAAGCGGCACAAGAAAAGGTTGCTTATCTGAAATCGCAAAGGCAAACGGCATTCAGTCAAGGAGATACAGGGAAAGTCGTTAAATACGATGAACAAATCGCTCGAGCGCAAGCTCAGATGACAAAATTCCAAGATCAGGCAAAAGGTATGGGTAATACAATCAAGCGTGAATTAGACGCTGTTCCATCTTCCTTGGAAAATATAACAAAAGGCATGAGCCAAAACGAAGCCCAAATTGAAGCGATGCGAAAACGAATTCGGACGTTGAAGGCGGAGTACAACGATCAACGTGTGCCAACTGGCAGCTTTACATCAGGATTCAAGAATTATGAAGATACTCCTCAATCTCTGAAAACGTCTGGTGAGATTCAAAAACAATCGATCAAAATGAATAAGCTTATAAGTGATAATGATCGTTTGCAAAAGGAATACGCACAAACAGAAGACAGAGCAGATGCGTTGAGAAAGGCTCTGCAACGAGTTAACTCCGCTTTGGGTCAATCTTCCATTCAAACGGGCAACGCTTCTAGCGGCGCTAGTATGACAGGTACAGGACTGAAGCAATCTGAGCGGGCTGTTTCTAAATATGGCGGTGTATTCAACCGCATGTCCAATGCTGTTTCACACGGATTCGGGAGCGTCGGGAATGGCTTAAAGAACTCTCTTGGATTTATTGGAAAGTTCGGAAGTCTATTTTCTAGTAATTCCAACAAAGTTACAGCTGGAACAAATCGAATGACAGGAAGCACGAATGCTTTTGGTCAGTCAATGAAATATCTGTTACCTTCATTGGTTGTTTATCAGCTGTTAGGTGGCGCAATTACCAAACTAGCTAGCAGTATGATGTCAGCGTTAAAAACGAACGATCAATTCAGCGCCTCGTTGAATCAAATCAAAGTCAATCTGCTTACTGCTTTCTATCCAATCTATACCGCAATATTGCCAGCGCTAAATGCTCTTATGAGTACTGTGGCGCAACTTACAGGGCAATTGGCATCATTTATTGCTATGTTATTCGGGACAACCTATGATGCTGCAAAACAAGGCGCTAGTGGATTGTATGACAATATCCAAGCGCTAAACGATACTGGGTCTTCTGCAAATAAAGCCAATGAGAAAGTGAAAAAACTACAAAAATCTCTCATGGGATTTGACCAAATCAACAAGCTAACGATGGATACGGATGATGAAAAGAAGGAAGATTCCGCAACTCCTGGCATTGATTTTGGTTCAGCGACAGGCACTTATTCAACGCCTAAATGGATGAAAGACATCCAAAACTTGTTGAAGGATTTCTTCAAGCCTTTCCAAGATGCATGGAAAAACCAAGGCCAGAAAGTCATTGACGCTTGGAACTATGCGCTGGGTGAGGTTATTGGTCTTGCTTCAGCAATTGGTAAGTCCTTTATGGAAGTGTGGACGAACGGAACTGGACAGAGGTTTATCGAAAACATCCTTATTCTATTAGCAGATGTGCTGGGGATTATTGGTGATATAGCTGGAGCGTTCAAGCGAGCGTGGGAAGACAACGGGCGAGGAACACGCTTGATTCAATCCATTTTTGATATGTGGAATCGAATTCTTGAATTACTTCATGAAATTGCTGTTGCTTTTCGAAACGCATGGAACGATGGTCGTGGAGAAAGTATAGCTGCCAATATTCTTGAAATCTATACGAATATCTTCAATACGATCGGCAACATTGCTGAGCAACTGAAAAAGGCGTGGAAAGAAGGAAGAGTTGGAGAATCAATCTTCGGAACGATACTCGATGCAGTAGATGATTTGTTAGGAAATATCAACAGTATGACCAAAGCTACAGAAGAATGGGCGAAAAACCTTGATTTTACGCCATTACTTAAAGCGATAGATGGATTATTTAAATCGATTCGTCCTATCCTGAAAAATGTTGGCGATGGACTTGAGTGGTTGTATAAAAACGTTCTACTACCTTTGGCAAGCTTTTTCATTGAAGACTATGTGCCTAAGTATTTTGATATGTTCTCAGCAGCATTGAAGGTGTTGAACCAAGTGATTGAGATTTTCAAACCAATCTTTAAATGGTTCTGGGATGTCGTTATTGTTCCTCTTACTCAGGTGGCTAAATTCCTGATTATTGGACAAATTGAACTTTTGACAAAAGGGCTAGAATTTCTTGCTGGAGTGTTAGAAAAAGTTGCTAACGCAGTTAAGAATCCTAAAAAAGCGATTGGTGAACTTAAAGATGTTATCGATGATCGCTTTGGCAAAATAATGAAGACTGTTTCTGACACTTGGGGCAATGTGCAAAAATGGACCAGTGACACTTGGAATAATGCCAAGAAAACAGTTACTGAGAAAGCTTCTGATATCTGGAATAATGTGAGCGGTCGATGGAATGACATCAAAAAGAATACAAAGGAAACTTGGGACACTTTTTCTACAGATGTATCAAACAAAGCAAGAACAGCTAAAGATAATGCATCAAATCGTTTACAAGAACTTCGGAATAACGTTTCTGATCGATGGAATAATGTTAAAAATAATACCGTTGATAGATGGAATGACATTCGTGATAAGGTTTCAACTTCAGCTAATTCAGCTAAAGAAAAAGCAAGTACTGCATTTAGTAATTTAAAAACGAGCATGGGAAGCTCGTTCGACACTATGAAGACAAATGCTTCTGAAGCTTTCGGAAAGATTACCGGTTGGGCTAATGAATTAGGAGAAAAAATCGGGAAAGGGCTTGGCAATGGCGCTAAGAAAGTTAAAGAAGGAGCAGGTAAAATTTTCAATGGTATGGTCGGAGTTATCGGAAAAGGTGTCAATGGAGTCATCAGCGGTATCAACTGGGTGCTAAGTAAAGTCGGAGCAGGAGACAGCGCTCTGAAGAAATGGACCATTCCTACTTATGCTAAAGGTACCGACTATCATCCGGGCGGACCTGCTTTAGTAAATGATGGGTTAGGATCTAATTATCAAGAAGCTTATCGGACACCTGATGGACGTACGGGTATTTTCCCAGCACAAAGAAATCTGATGGTTAACCTTCCAAAAGGAACATCCGTCTTGAGTGGTCCGAAGACTGCCGCAATGTATGGTGTACCAGCCTATGCAAATGGCGTAGGCGAATGGTTAAAAGAGAAATGGGATGGCGCAAAAGAAATTGCATCGGATATCTGGTCCTATGCATCAAATCCCAAGAAGCTTTTGAATGCAGCAATTTCTAAATTCGTTAACTTGAAAGGTGCAGTTGAACCGGCTCTATCAATGGCGAAAGGTTCCGTTGGTACGATCGCAGAAGGTTCTTATGAATGGTTTAAATCGAAGTTCGATGCAGGATATGAAGCACAAAATAGTTCGTTTGATGGATCAATGGGGAGTTGGGGTGTATACAAATACCTATATGATATCGCAAGAAAAACCGTCGATCGATATCCTGGTATGAGAATCACTTCTGGCTTTAGACCAGGTGATCCACATTCCCATGGAAAGCATCAAGCAATTGATGTCGCCTATCCAGCCAGTATGAACGGATCTTCTAAATACTTTGCTCCAGCGAACTGGGTGTTCGATAACTTTGCTTCAAAAGTAGCTTACGTAATCACTCAAGGTAAAGTTCGAGACCGCAAAGGAATGTCTGGTACTGGATCGAGTGGAAGTTGGGTAAGATGGCCGCAGAATGACCACTACGATCATTTGCATATCAACGGCTCACTCGGAGCAAGCGACATAGACAAGAATGCTTCGTTTGGTGCATCTGGAGGTGCGGCAGTTGCTGGTAAGTATGGTTCTTCAGTAGAAAGATGGCGATCGACTGTCAATAGCGCATTGAACAAACTAGGCATTTACTCACTAGCCAATGCAAATCGCACGCTTTACCAAATGAAGACTGAATCAAACGGTAATCCTAACGCTATCAATAATTGGGATATCAATGCTAAAAATGGCACGCCTTCTAAAGGATTGATGCAGGTCATTGATCCAACCTTTAGAGCATATGCAAGAAGCCCGTACAACAAAAATATTTGGGATCCAATGTCGAATATTTTGGCTTCTATGAGATACGCATTGAGTCGTTATGGATCACTTGCGGCAGCTTATCGAGGCGTGGGATATGAGAATGGCGGTTTGGTAACTCAAGACGGTTTATATCGTATGGGAGAAGGCAACAAGAAAGAGATGGTTATCCCTCTTGAGAGACCTCAACGTGCTGCTGAATTAATCCAACAAGCTGTTGAATATCTTGGACTTGATATGTTCAACTCAAGCATAATGTTGCCAGAAATGTTCCAAACACCAACATTCACACCGTCGAATAGTACGTTTAGTAACAATAACCAAATGAATTATGAAGGTGGCGGCATGAAAGACTTCACTTCATCTATGGTAACCACATTGATGAATGCTATTTCTGCATTGGGAGCAACGCCAACACAAGCGCCAAATGGTGATATTGTCATTAATATTGGCGGTAAAGAATTCGGTCGTATTGCAGTGAAAGAGATAAACAAATACCATCAGCAGCTTGGTTATACAGAATTAAACATTTAGGAGGATTGATCTGATGGCTGGATATTTGAAAATTAATGGAGTTACGATCAAGACTCCTAAAAAGTTTACTGCAAGTATACAAGCAGTTGATGGTGATTCTGGTCGTAATGCGAAAGGCGATATGACTCGTGATTATATCGCTACAAAACGAAAAATGGACCTTGAATGGGGTGCCTTAACAGATGCGGAGATTTCACCAATTTTAAAAGCGGTGATGTCTCCTTTTTTTGAAGTCACTTATCCCGATCCGATGGAAGGCAGCATTATTACGAAAACATTCTATGTCGGCGATCGATCAGCTCCAGCATATTCCTGGCATGACAAATTGCCTAAATGGGAAGGGTTAACGATGAGTTTTATTGAAAGGTAGGTGAGGTAATTTTGTTAGTCACAACAGATGATGTAATAGCTGCTTGGTTAAGCCCCTCAAGACAGCTATCTATTCGAGTAAAAATGAATGACGTTACGTATGGGAGTGAGGATATTACCTCACTCTCTTTTGATTCTGGCAGTATTTCGGGAGAAACGTACCAAATAGGTTCTACTTATATGAATTCTATTCAGATAATTTTCCCGTCACTCATTGAAACCGTCAAAGAAGATATGGAATTACTACCTGAACTTGGCGTTTTAGTTAATGGTATTTACGAATATACAAAGCTAGGTCACTTCTTTATTGATGAATTTGAGCGCAATAGAAACAACAATACTACGACGATTAAAGCAACTGATAAGATGCGATTTATGGAAGGGCCATATGAATCCAAGTTGAGCTATCCGAGAGCATATAAAGAAGTAGCATTGGAAATAGCTAACTTATCAGGCGTTGAAGTCAATCAGAACTCGTTTGCTTCTTTAGGTATAGGAGCAATCAATAAACCTGTAGATTATACATTCAGACAAGCAATTGGCTTAATCGCACAGTTCGAAGGTGGATTTGCTAGTTTTAATCGAAATGGAGAGCTAGAAATCCGCAGGTTGGCACCTACAACTTTTGAGATAAACCCAGAAAGTTACATGCTAAAAGGCTTTACAAAAAATGAAGTCAGTTATCGAATCGGCGGAATATCAGTAAAAACAGGCGAAGAGGAAACGGATGTCATACGTGTAGGATCAACAAATGGCTCTCAAGTTCAATTAGAAAACAGAGTTATGACCCAACAATTGCTGAATCAAACTTGGGAATTGGTTAAGGATTTGAATTACTTTCCTTATGAATTGAAGTGGAGAGGTTGCCCACCACTTGAAGCAGGCGATTGGATATACGTTACTGCTAATGACGGAACAAAATATTCAGTTCCTAATTTATCTTATAGTGTTACTTTTAATGGAGGGATGTCTGCCGAATCAAAAGCAACTACCAGTTCAAGCTCGCAAGCCACCTACAAGTATAGAGGGCCTCTGAATCAACGAATTGATTATCTTGATTCTATTCTAAGCTCGAATAATTGGAACTCAAACTACTATGATTCAACTGAACCTCCAAATCCCAAAGAAGGCGATGTTTGGTTTAAGCCAAACGGAAAAGATACTGAGATATGGGTCTATAAAAACGTTGATGGTGTATTAGATTGGGTTATGGAAATCACCTCAGCTGGTGATCCCGAATTGCTCGCTGCAATTGAAAAAGCAAAAGATGAGGCAGAAAAAGCGCAGAATGCAGCGAGTAATGCAGTTGATAAAGCTAACGAAGCTGTTGCAAAAGTTGACTCGATGGATAAAGCTGTAAACACAGCCTTGGAACAATCCGCCAGTGCAATTGATCAAGCACAACAGGCAATTAAAGATGCAAACAATCTACTAACAACGGTAACTGATGTACAAGGTACTGTCACAAATATTTCAACCGTTGTAGACGAGATCAACAATCAGCTTGCTGTTAAGGTATCACAGACTGACTTTGATAAACTCAAAGGAACTGTCGACACTCAAGCAGTACAAATAAGTGCTAATGCTGCCGAGATTGCTTTAAAAGCGAGTCAGTCGTCTGTTAATACGATTACTGGAAACGTGGAGAGTATACAATCTGAACTAAAAACGCAAGCTGGTAGTATTACAGCCATCAACACAAAAGTCGAAGGTAACACAACACAGATTGGTACGCTTCAAAGTAGTTATAACGGATTGAGCAGCACGATTGCGAATGTGCAAAATGACTTTGATAATCTTAATGTGAATTCTAGGAATTTAGTTACAAATAGTTCTCTTTATGATAATACAAATGGGTGGATTATATCAGGCGGTCTCAGTGCATCACCGCAAGGTTCCTATACACTTCTTGCGAAGCCGAGTGAGAATACATCTCGCCCATCTTTTCGCATGGATGTTACTGATGACAGGATTAAACCAGACATGGTATATACTTTGGGGCTGATGGTTTATGTAGAATCAGTTTCCAACAATGCTACTGCTACAGGCTCAACTGCCTTCTTGAGAACCAACAACGGTGCTATGTTGGATGCGCCAATAGGATATATTGACTTTACCAAAGTTGGAGAATGGCAACTTGTGACAGGAACAGGAAGAACTAGACCAACCCCATGGACTGTTAACCCACAAATTACTATTGCATTGCAGGCAACTATCACTTGTGTAATTAGAGTTAAAGAATTTGTGATTGTTGAAGGCAACAAATATACGGGGTGGTCGCCGGCACCTGAGGACTTAGCAACAGTCACCGAGATGTCTAATATCACTCAAACAGTCAACGATATTCAACTAACTGTTGCGGACAAAGTAAGTCAATCGCAGTTTACGATTTTAAGTAATCAAGTTACCACTACGGTGAGTGATGTTTCCAATCTAGGAGATAAGTTGGACTTGACGGATATTAAGGCTCGAATGGCTGGAGGATTATTTGTAACTGATGATCCAGAATTCCGCAAAGGAAACAATGGCTTATCAGTATACAACAACGCACAAAACGGCGTTGTAACATTGACACGTGAATCCACTGGAAGCAGTGCCACACAACCTACTAACTCAAACACACGTATGAGAATTACTGTGACTGGTGCAGCAAATCCTCAGTTTGGTGGAATTGTACGGCAAACGAATGCACGTATTAATGCAAAATTTGTTATAAGAATCATTGCTAATTTGCCCATAGGTAGAAGGTTTCAATATGCAAGCAATAGCCTAGGAACAGGAGGGAAACATACTTGGCTAACAAGTTTTGAAGGAACTGGAACTTGGACGGAGTACATGTATTTAGTTGAATGCGGAACCGGAGGAACGTTTTCAAATTTTGGACATTTATACGTCCTGAATGGCGCAACACCAACTCCTGAATCACCGTTGAACTGGTACATTGCAAGATATGAAATAATTGATATTACTCAGTCTCAGCAATCACAAATCACACAGCTATCTGACTCAATCAACTTGCGAGTAGAAAAGAATGATGTGGTCAATCAAATCAATATCTCGACAGAAGGTGTTCTGATTGCCGGGAAAAAAATCCAAATCACTGGAGAAACATATATCGCTAACGCAGTGATTAAGACGGCAAATATTGCTGATTTAGCAATCACTAATACAAAAATTGCTGATGCTACAATCTCATCTGCGAAGATTATCAACTTAGATGCGAGTAAAGTCACGGCTGGGTCGCTAGTTGGTGTAAATATTAAGTCGGCAAGCAATGGCTCTCTGTTTGAAGTCCAAGGGAACAATCTAAAGATGACCAAATCGAACGGTGACAACTTGATTATGGATACAAGTGGAATCTACTGGAAAAATACTTCTGGAGATGTGTTGTTCCAGACATCAAACAAGTTGACCACATCTGATATTTTCGGAACTTCTGAGTTTAACGTTTATCTTGCAGCGTTTAACGAAACACGATCGGTCACTTATGCGTCAGCTCTAATTGGAAGTGGTGGCGTGAATGATTATACTTACGTAAATCATCGGGCAGCTGGATTATATGCTGGGTTCGTTGAAGTTAATACCGGCGCTGGAAGTAATCCGACAAACGTATACATCAGACCGCTAACGGCTGAAAATGAAGTGAGAATTACTGCATCAGGAGGTACTAGTAGTTACGCGAGGTTGCGAGCGGGGCGGTTGTATGCAAATAGCTTAAGTATTAATGGTGCGACAAACGCAGTTCAGCTTTACCTACAAACAAGTGACGAGGTACGTGTAAAGGCAGGGGGAGAGGATTCAGAAGCTGCGGCATATAGAGCTATTCGTGCATCTGCATTCAATACAAGTTCACTTGCTGAGTACAAGATGAACATTCGTCCTTTTGCCAAAAATGCGCTTGACCTAATTAAGGACTCCACTGTATATGAGTACAATCTCATATCAGATCCGCTCGTTAATGAAATCGGTTTGGTTATCGGTAATGGATATAACATCACAGATTATGTCGTTAACGGTGATGGGGTCAGTCAATACCGAATGAACAGTTTGAGTTGGAAAGCAATTCAAGAGCTCGATAAAAAGACTACTGACGAGATTGAACAACTCAAGACCAAGATAGAAATATTAGAAAATCAAATTAGAGTCTTACAAGCTGCATAGCTGTGAGGCTCTTTTAATTTAGGAGGATTTTTCAATGCAAATTAAAATCAAGAATAAAGAAATCATGTGTGTAATCAACTTCTTACGAAATATTGTTGCGAAAGGCAAAACGTCTTTGGCTCGATCACAAGCAATCGCTTTGCTAGAGAGAAAGGAGAAGGAATTCACAGAGGATCGCAAACTGATTATTGAAGAACACGCAGAAAAAGATAGCGACGGTAAGCCGGTTACTAATGACGATGGGACCTATAAGCTTTCACCAGAAGGCAATAAAGATGCTGGGAAAGTAATCTCAGATTTATTTGAAGAATATGCGGTTATCGAGTACGGAGAATATACCAGCAAACTAAATGATTTGGAAAAATTCCTAGACGAATACGATGGTGATGTTTCTGGAGATGATGCACAAGGCTTTTTTGCTTTAGTTACAGCATTTGAGAATAAGGAGGATAAATAATTATGGCAGGATTTAAAATCACGAATATGTCGTTTGACTATACTGAGATGAAAGTGAAAATTAGTTTTAATGCAAACTTTGAAAGTGGTGACATCTTATCAGGGAATGTCGGGCTTACAATGGATGAGTTTAATGGAAACGCCGCTGGGTTAACTGGCTATGCGAATCTTTTGAAAGAGAAGCTGGTCCATAATTTTAATGAAATGACGGAGAAAGAGCAGGGTTAGTCCTGCTCTTTTAGGAAGTAGGTGACCTATGTGGAAAGTGTTGGTATTGAAGTGGGATAGTTTGATTTTATCACTGGTTTCAATAATCTATGGTGTTCAACTTCTATTGTATCCAGATATTCTGCAGAGTTACAAAGTTTATCGGTTGATTGATGGGATGTTTGATCAGAAATTAATCAGTTTAACATTCGTTATTTTGGGACTAATGAAGTTGTTAGGTGTGGTGTTAAACAAGAAGGCCATCAAAAGATTTTCACTGACGACCCTTTCATTCTTATGGATGGTTTTTGCTATTTCATTCTTAATTAGTCCGCCAGCAAATACTGTGTGGATATTCTCTCTAGCGATGGCGCTTTTGGCGTTTGGAATCGCTCTGAAAGAGGGTTAAATATGACAGAGCAAATGTGGATAGTAATATTACCGTCGTTAGTAACTGGGTTGATTACCTATGCTGCTACAAAGACAACTAATAATACGAATTTGGCTGAAACGAATATCAAAAATGCAACTCAGCTTTATCAGAAGTACGAAGAACTAAATAAAGGATTGGAAGCGAAAGTTGATCGTTTAGAACACCAAATCGAAATCATGAAAACCAAGTACGAAAAAGAAATAGCATTTTATCAGTCCGAAGTTGAAAGACTAGAGGATGAAAATGAAGAACTAACAACTAAACTAATAAATATTGAGAATAAATTAGGAAATTTGAAAGGTGGAATTTAAATGGATTTATCAGTAGTAACAGAAAACTTTGTACCAGTGATTGTGATTGCGTGTTTAGTAGTTGGTTATATTATCAAGACTACACCTGTTTTAACCAATAAGGTGAATGATTACATCCCATTGATTGTCGGCTTACTAGGAGCAATTCTAGGACTTGTCATGAATGGTCTTACGGTTGAATCTATTGTTTATGGTGCAGTTAGTGGGCTAGCGTCTACAGGGTTGCATCAAACATTTACCCGGATTATCAATCAAGGAGTGGCTGAATAAGCCGCTCTTTTTATTTTAGAAAGGATGATATAAATGAGTTTTATTAAGTACGAGTATATCAATATGAACAAGTTTTCTCGCCCAGGTATCAGGAACAGCGGTATTAAAGGCATCATCATGCATTATACTGCAAACAACGGTGGCACAGCCCGAAACCATAAAACGTATTTTAATAATTTGAGCGGTGTCTATGCTTCGGCTCAATTGTTCGTTGATGATATTGAAGCAATCTGCATTATTCCGTTAAATGAAGTTGCTTATCATGCGAATGATATCCAAAAATATGTAAATGGCCAACCGTACTATCCACTTAGAAGTATCTTAGGAAATGCTAACTACTCCACGATTGGGGTTGAAATGTGTTTGGATAAGAATGGAAGAATTACTGAAAAAACTTTCCAAAACACTGTTAAGGCTGTTAAAGAATTGATCGCTATCTATCCTAATATTACAAGAGAAAAGATTTGGCGGCACTTTGACGTAACAGGCAAGAATTGTCCGGCTCCTTGGGTAGCAAAGCCAAGTGAGCTGGAACGTTTCAAAGATGCGGTGTTTGAAAAAGCGAATGGAGGCACAACAAACGTGACAAACAAAAAAACATATATTCAAAGCGCAAGACGTGTTGAAGTGATTCGTGAAGGTGGAGATCAAGAGTACACGGATTTAGAATTTACTAATATGCGTGGTAACTATTATCCGAAGGGCAGCAAGCTTCTGGTGAAAGAGGTTGTGAAGCATGGCAATATTACACGGCTTCTTTTAGAATCTGGTGGGTATTTTACTGCCAATGAAGCTTACGTGAAGAAACTCAGATAATTAAAAACAGCCCGCTATGGCGGGCTTGTACATAATTCATATTCGTTTTACTTGCAGTAACCAAGTTTATCCTATAGATTAGTAGGTGCGTGCAATACTCTACGAGGAGTATTAGGCGGTAATGCTTGGGGAAGTGTGCCTAGTACTCTTCGATTTTTTTATTTTAGCATTATTTCAATGTAATAGATATTATTGATTAGAAAATCGTCATAAATTGGTTCAGTTTAATTAATAAAAGATGTATCGTAGATTCATACCAACCAATCCAATTTTTCATTTGTTTACTTTTCTTTTAGTCCACTCTAGGCAGAATAGTTAATGTTTTTTGTTGAAACAAAAAATATTAACTTGTAGAATGGAGTCATAGCCTTGACCGGGGCTACTTCATTTTATATCTTTTTTCAGGCCCACTCTCCTTGAGGGTGGGTTATTTTTGAGCAAAAGATTATTACAATGGTGCAGTCGATGGACTTTGTGGAAAGAATACAATCAAAGCAATGCAGAAAGCTTTGGGTACAATACAAGATGGCACCATCAGTCCAACTTCTAATATGGTAAAAGCAGTACAACGGACGCTTAATAACGATAAGTTACCATGGTAAATAAATACCCTCTTCTCTTAATTGAGTAGGAGGGCTTGTACATAAACTCAGATAAATTATAGAGGGGAATCAACTTCTGCCTGAATTACGTTAAAAGTTTTTCTTTTTTCATTATAAAATAGAAAAATTCCAAAAAGTACAATGAACGATTTTGGACTTAATATATCGTTGAATAGAAAGTGCGAGAAAGTAAAATTACCAGAAATTAAAGAAACAATCAAAATAATTAAGACATAATAAAAGAGCATTTTTGAGATAAATATTATAGTTTGCTTTTTAGTCATATAAAATTCCTCCCTCAAACAAATTCACTTGAAAAAAGTTTACTTTAAAATATTATTATATAGTGCAACATGCACAAAAAAGAGCGTTAGGCAGAAACTTGGGGAAGTTTTCTGGACTGCGACCAGTACTCTTCGTATTTATTTTATCATTGTTCTTACTTAATAGATATTATTGTTCAGAAAGTCGTCTAATTTATCTACTTATCTTCAGAAATTATCTTATAATTTGGTCATAACTATTATTATATTTATGGAATTATTATTTTATCAAAACTAAAAATTTGATAAAAGATTAATTTTACGTTAGATTTGTATTAGAGGTGATTCTATGAAAGTTGATAAATTACATTATAGAAAAGTAATTAATAGTGCAAAACACCTGGAGTACAATGCAATACGATACTTTCAGTCATTGTCTGATCAAAGCAACCTCGAGACAATTAATGAGGAATTAGACTATTTAATTAAAAATGATGTTTATCATAAATTAGCACGTACATCTCGAAAGTCGTTATTGGGAGATAAAATATTGATCAGAAAAAACTTCGAGCAGGACTTTAAACTTTTAGAGAAGTATACAGCGTTTTTTAACCAGCATGAAATTTGAAAAACAGTATTCATTAAAAAAACTTTTCATTTAATTATGTTAGTCCTCCATGAAGATGGTTGGTTTTTATAAATAAATAGCCCGCTTCGGCGGGCTTGTAAAATATTTAGTTAACCGTTAGATCTTTTGTAAAAAATTAATAAGATTTTCTACACCTTTCATATTATCCAACTCATAGATGCTCTGTGCATCATCGGTTTTTACTGTGACAAAATTTCCATAAAAAGTATATCTAGTAATTATCTTATCATTTTCAGATAAATCTAGCGTATAAGTATTAGCTCCAACAAGTCCATCGTAATCTTTTACTTTGTTCTTATCCGGAAGCTCAAGTTTGGAGATCATATCTTGAACCTTTGAAATTATTTTTTGATCCGAACTTTTCTTATCTATATCTTCAAATTGATAGATACTTCCGTTCGTAACTTGAAAATGAACTTCATCGATATTATTCGAATCAGAATTTTTACTGGCTGATGCACAGCCACTTAAAACTAATATTAGCAATAATCCACCTAAAATTTTTCTCATGACGGTCCTCATTTCTTTTTTTCAGTATATCAGAAATTTATTTAAATAAGTCTGAAAAAAGAAAATCTTAAAAAGGGTAATTGTATCAAAATAAGGGTATAGTATTTAAATAACTAACCAATTCAATTTTTTCATTGTTTTACTTATTTTGATCCACTCTATCATAACTAGGGCGGCCTTTTTGTTGAAATAAAAAATATTACCTTGTAAAATGGAATCATAGCCTTGACCGGGGCTATTTCATTTTATATCTTTTTTCAGGCCCACTCTCCTTGAGGGTGGGTTATTTTTGAGTAAATGGTTTGAAAGATTTGGAAATAGTTAATATAATGAAATCACCTTATAAAAAACTTTTTCATCTAATTGTGCCACTCCTCCCCGGGAGTGGTTTTTTTTGCAAAAAAAAGCACAGCATATTCTCATATGCCGTACAAGTGGAACTATGTTCCGTCATCATAATAATTATAAACCAAATTAATGGACAGGCCAAGAACTATGTAGATACAATGTTTATATTTTCAATTTCGTGCAGAGTAGCTTTTTGTTTATGCAAAGAAAAATATAGTGTTTACAAAAGTAATGTAAAGGGGGATAATTAATGAAAAAATAAGATTGAGGTGTAATATGACTGCTGAAATAGCAATTCTAAACAAAAGTGGTATTGTCTTGGCTTCAGATTCTGCTTCAACCATAGGTGACAACAAAGTGTATAATTCTGCAAGAAAGCTATTTACTCTTAGTTCGAATCACTCTGTTGGAATTATGGTATATGGTAACGGAGAATTTATGCAAACTCCTTGGGATATTGTGATAGGAGAGTATCGAAAGTCTATAGGAAACATAAAACAATCCAAATTAGAAGATTACGCAAGTTCGTTTATAGAATATCTAAAAACAAATGATTTTTTAAAAAATAAGGAAATCCAAGATAATTATATCTATGCCTTCATAAATAAAGTAACTACGTTTGTTTTTTCAAGCACGGAAGAATCAGTTAATTTTTTGATTTCTCAGGGCCAGACAGTTGGCTCTGACGTTTTGATACCTTTATTAAGAGAAGAAATTAAGAATATAAAAAATCAATTTAATGAAGCTTATGTTTTGGAATTGGATCTAGAGGATTTTAAAGAAAGATATTATGCTGTTTTTTTAGAAATACTGTATAATATTTCTGCTATAGATGAAGTTTCTGAAGCTATAAGTTCAGATTTGTTTGATCTAATTTATTTTACTTTAATCAGAGATAACTTATTTTTATCATCAACTGGAATAGTAATTGCTGGTTATGGTGAAGATGAAATTTTTCCGTCTTTAAGTTCTTTTAGAATATACTCTTTTATTATGGATGAATTCAAATATTCTCTTCATCAACAAGCTAGAGTTGGACAGGGAAGTAATGAATTAAAATCGACAATTATTCCTTTCGCTCAAGACGATGTTGTCAATACCGTCGTCCAAGGTATAGATCCACAATTATCTCAATTTCTTGTTGATCAATCTGCGGTGTTTGACGGCTTAGACAAAGAAAAGTATAATCGTATTATTAATAATTTATCTGAAATACAAAGAAAAGTATATATAGAACCAATGCTAGATATGATTGCATTATTGCCAGTTGAAGAAACATCAGTGATTGCCGAAACTTTAATGAATCTTACAAGTTTTAAACGAAAATACAGTACATCAGTAGAAACTGTTGGTGGGCCTATAGATGTTCTTGCTATTACGCCTAGCGAGGGTCCAATATGGGTTAAAAGGAAACATTACTTTAATTTGGATGATAATTTAGGATATAAATTAAGGAGGAATTCAAATGGTTAAATTGATTAAAGAAACTAGTACAAAATCACAGTTTTTTTTAGAAACAAAAAATTTTTCTCCAAGAAATATCGATGTAAGATCCACTGTTAAAGATTTTACACCTAAAGAGCACAGAAACGTGCATAATAGTTTCAATAGTAAAATAAATAATTTGTCACACACATTTTAAGTTTCTTTCAAAAAAAGACCCTAGCGAAAGCTAAGGTCTTTTTTCATTGCTTCAAATTCAATCATGATCTTAGTCTTACCAATCACCGAATACTTTTTCACAACGAACTGCTTTCGATCGTTATACTCGCCAGCAACCACAATCTGCATTCCTTCATCCACATCTGCCAAGAAGTTCAAGCTATGAGCTGCAATCAAGCAATTCTCATTATTCAAAGAGAACCGCACCAAAGGGGTCTTGCTCATCTTCAACACACGTATCTTCGATACATAGCCTTTCATCGATTTCATAACAATCGCCTCCGTAAGCTTGTACATAATAGCGACAATCCGTTTTGCCTAAAGTGACAGCAACATAAAACTCGACACATTTTGAGCCGAATAATGCTTCCTGTGATTCAGAAATAGAGTCGGGAAATGCGTTTATAAACTCAGGAAGAGATAAGTAGCCTTGATCGTATTGGCTGATTATATTCATATCAATTACCGCCAGGCTTGTACTTAATGCTAGGATCATATTTTCGAAGTATCTTGTCTTGTGTCCTAACATGATCAAACAGGTAGTTGTCACCATCTTTCTTAAATACATAAGCTAATTCTTTTGGGTAACCACTGTAGCTTGATGGTACGGTAAAGTAGGGTTTCCCGAAATTCTCCATCGTCCGAACAAACTGGTCGTACATGAAATGTGCTGGACCCATTCTCTCGACAAACTCGTAGTAATATCTTTCTAATGCATAGGTTCTTTGATGCGCTAACGGTATTTGCATATCAATCACTCCTATTCCATTTCGACATCAGCAAGAGAATCTGACAGTGCTTCAAATAGATTTCTACTTTCCATAAATTTAAGCCAATCATTGTAAGGGTCTAATGATCGACTGTTTGGAATCTTATCCATATTTTTTACAGTCTGGTAGATATTTTGTGCAGCTTGATCCCACATACCGTTAATTGCTTTGTTAACTTTTTTATCGTTCCACTTAGCCTTTCCAGAACGCAATTTATTCTTAGCAATTTGGAATTCCTCGGCTTTTTGCATAAATACTTCGTAACCAGATAGACGGTTTTCCAAAAGGTTTTTAAAATCATTATATTTCATTTTGACCACTCCTCTTGTTTTTTTTATCTTCAGTATACGAACGTTTGTTCGTTTTGTAAAGGGTTTAAATAAAGAATAGGGGGCAAAAAAGGGGCAAAATAACTTTATTAGTTCGAACTAGTTGATTTATTTTTATAATTGAAATTGTTAAAAAGGCTGTTAAATAGGCATTTTTATACTAGTGTAATTGAGTGTGTCAGACAACCTTAGATGGGCGGCATGATGTAAGCAAGCCTTGAGAACTCCTCTTTTGAGGGGTTCTTTTTTTGTGCGATCAAAAAATACTTCAACACAGAAAAAGACAAAAAACCTTTCTTCTTAGTATTCTAAGCACCAAAGAATTGGTTCATTGCTTGAATAAAAGGAGAAAGGATTGGTAGATATAAGCTATCTATTTGTCTTGTAAAGGCAGCGAGTTTTGTAAGGAACGTCAATCACAACCGTTCCCAAAATCCCTGCGCAAAACCAGTAATAAATTCGTAGAGAGCCGGCAGTATCACCGAAATACATAAAACGACAAAGACCATTTTCTGAACAGCAGTTAATTGTTTGAGGAAATGGTTTTTTGTGAACAATAAATACGCGATACAGATAACGGCAAGCAGCTGCAATAGATCAAATAAAATGGACAAGAAAATCACCTTTTCTGATTAGATTGAATGGACGATAGAATGATGGATTCTCTCAACATAGAGCAAAGAGTTGAATGATATGGTTCTGAGAAAACGTGAAGATCAACGTTTATAAAGAAACGGTATTTCGACTCCAAAGAATGCGAAGATCCCGCTTAAAAGAAAGTAAGTCAATAAGCCTAGATAAAAAAGGACTTTCCAATTCAATTTCTTTTTCATTCGATCCACTCCTTTTGTGTATCATAGCATAAAAAAACGATAATATAAATAAATAATCTAAAGATGCAAATTTGCATTTTCCAGCAAGTGTAAGCTCTCTCAAGCTACATTTTCGCTATCTTGAAAAACCTGAGCTAAAATAGAAAGAGGAACAAAATCATGGCTCACTTTGATTTTTAAATGAACAACGAGTCGAAAGAAGGAGACATTTCTTTGAAAAAACCGTGGATAAAACGCAAAAAGAAGCAAAACGAAAATGAATTATTAACGGAACAGTCCGTTCAAGTCGAGCAAAGTCAAACGAGAGAAGAGCTGCAAGAAGAAGCGGAGTTTACTTCTTTTTTTGCGGATGTCATGAAGCGAATGCCGAAAAAATCGGCTGCCCTGGTGATGAAAGGCTATGACGGATCAAAAGCCCAGGCGGAAAAAGTGTTAGCGAAAAGCAAGGATCAATTTGATCAGGTGTTTGAGGAGTTTTTGGTTGGCGTAGATGATGAAACGCGGAAAAAAGCCCACCGCACGATCCATGCGGCTTCTTTGACGGCGGCGATTATCGGCTGTTCACCGATTCCCTTTTCAGATGCAGTGTTACTTGTGCCAGTTCAGATGACAATGATGGCCCGTTTGTATCGTATTTTTGGGCGAACATGGCGTGAAGGGTTAGCGAAAAGTATTTCGAAAGAGCTAGTCGTTGTGAGTTTTGGTCGCAGTGCCGTTGGCAATATCTTGAAATTTGTCCCAGCAGTCGGCACCGTTGCTGGAGCTGCAATCAATGCCAGTGTGGCTAGCGGTATTACCGAAGCATTAGGCTGGGTGACTGTCAAGATGCTGAATGATGGGGAAGATGTGTTTGAGCAAGTGATGTCCTTTAAAGGCCAATTTCACACGCTGTTCAATGCGTTGAAAGTTGGCAAGAAATCTAAGTGAGACAAACAGAAGAAGAACGAAGCAGGTCCAGACGACTTGCTTTTGTTGCTTCTTTTTCTTCACAGCAAATAAAAAAAATTTAAGGAGTGAGTAAAATGAAACAACGAGTGACACGGGAAGAAGTCAAAGAACGGTTGGTCACCGATGCGTATTTTCAAAAAGGTCGTTCCGCTTTAAAGACCCGCCAAACGATTTTGACGATTCTTGCTTGGCTGATGGTCTTGGTTCCCTTTGTCTGGCTGGCCATTCCGTTGACGCTGCCGAATCTGGCGGATCGGATCGCCTTTCGGACCTATTTAGAAGAAGCAGTCACTTTCGAATTTTTAGCGTTATTTTTAGGCATTTCTTTTTTGATTTTAGTTCTTACGTTTACTTTGTTGACCTTGAGGAACAACCGCCGCTTCAAACGATTGCTGCAAAAGCAATCGATGCATGATGAAGCTGCCTTGGAAAAACGCAAAGAGTTGCTAGAAGCATTTTACGAAGAACGCTTCGGGACGAAAGAAGAACGCCACGGGGCAAAATACTACGCGGTTGCACCGGAGCAAAACATCGGAGAAAGAGAGATCCAAGAACTTTTCCGTAGAAATGGGGTGGGCTGA